GTGTTGGCTACAAAGCATATCTTGTGGCCAAGCCAAAAGTTCAAGATAACACGGCACGCGTCGAAGCCAGTAAACTCCTAACATCACCTAACATTGTGGCACGTATAGCCGCTATCCGTAAGGAGTTGCGGGAACGCTATGCTATTACGGCTGATGATCTGCTTGAACATCATGGCCGTGTGCTCAAAATAGACCGGAGAAGGTACTTCAATGAAAAGGGGAACCGTATCCCTATTCATGAGCTGGATCACGAACTGGCGTCCATCGTGGATCTTGATTCTACGTTCAGCAAAGAACACGGCATTGTCATGCTGCCGGTTGTGGCCTCCCGCGAGAAATCAAAGGAGGCTATGGCTCGTATCCTTGGTCTGGACAAGTCAAGCGCCACAGTAACGCACCGCTTTGCCGATCTGACAGACGACGAGCTTGAACAGAAAGCCCGCGAGCTTGCGCGTGATATTGTCAAAAAGGATCATCCAGAGCTATGAGCAATTATCTGGAACTCATAGCGATTCAGGAAGAGATTGCACGGCGCAAGTCCCGCAAGCGCTTCTTTGATTACTTTCCAGACACAGGACCACTACGGCGAGATCTCTATCAGAAGCATCTCGCCTTTTTTCGTGCTGGTGCAGACTTCCGTGAACGTGGGGCCATTGCAGCAAACCGCGTCGGTAAGACCGAGGGCATGGGCGGTTATGAGATGGTATGCCACCTGACAGGTTTGTATCCGGCGTGGTGGGAAGGTAAGCGCTTCGATCATCCCATTGATGCATGGGCCTCTGGTGATACCTCAGAGACAGTCAGGGATATTATTCAGCAAAAGCTGGTAGGACCACCCGAGAAGGAAGAGTGTTGGGGTACAGGTCTTATACCTGGTGATTTGATTGTCAGTTTTGAACGCCGTTCACATGGCGTGAAGAATTGCCTTGAGTCGGTTATGGTTCGTCATGTTCCTACTGGCGGTGTATCTGTTCTTGGTTTCAAGTCATACGAGCAGGGCCGTAAAAAGTTTCAGGGCACAGCCAAGCATGTTATCTGGAATGACGAGGAACCGCCCGAGGACGTGTACGACGAAGAGCTGCTGCGTACCATGACCTGTAACGGCATCGTGATGAATACGTTCACGCCGCTGTCAGGTATCACGGCTATCGTTCTGCGCTTTATGCCTGGCGGTAAGCTTCCTGATGCAATGCACACCCGCTATACGATTCAGGCTGATTGGGACGATGTACCGCATCTGGACAAGAAAACGAAGGATGAACTCTATGCCGCCTTACCTCCCCATCAACGTGAGGCTCGCTCTAAGGGCGTTCCGGTATTGGGTGCAGGGGCTATCTACCCTGTTGAAGAGGATTTTATCAAGGTGCCGGACTTTGTTATCCCGGCGCACTGGCCGCGTTCATTCGGCTTCGATGTTGGCTGGAACTGTACGGCGGCGATCTGGGGAGCGGTAGACCGAGAGACGGAGACGGGCTACCTATATTCCGCTTACAAGCGTGGTCAGGCTGAACCGCCTATTCATGCTTCGGGTATCAAAGCAAAAGGTGACTGGATTCCGGGCGTAATTGATCCGGCCTCTCGTGGCGGTAGCCAGAAGGACGGCGAGAAGCTTATCAATCTGTATCAGGATGAAAAGCTGATTCTCTCAATAGCTGATAATGCGGTTGAGGCTGGTATCCATGACGTATGGACAGCCCTCTCTACCGGTAAGCTCAAAGTATTCAAGTCTCTGGCTCCGTGGTTTGATGAATTCAGGCTGTATCGTCGCTCAGATAACGGCAAGGGCACCATAGTAAAGACTAACGATCACCTGATGGACTGCACAAGGTACTGGTGGCGTTCGGGCCGTCAGGCGGCAATCACGAAGCCGATAGTTATGGAGCCGGGACATATTGTTGGGGATTTTCATAAAAAGAGCGCTATGTGCTCGTAAGGAAGGTGCGGCATGGTTTCAAAAGACATTCTTGTAGCAATGCACAATTTTAAGAAAGCACAACTTAAGAATCCGACCGGGATCTATATCGGATTTGGTACACGTCGTCAGTTGATGTCAGAGCCAGGCATTACCGCCTATCTTGATGGATACAGTGCCGTTGGTGAACGCGAGAAGTTTGATGGTGTACGTTTGTATGTAGTAGACGAAGAAAATCATATAGCTGTTGGATAAGGGGACAGTCATGGCAAGCGAAGATCGAGGCGACAAGTTATTGTTTTCAGATTTCCAGCTGATTCAGTTGCAGTGGGATCGTTTCCGCTTTTACTGCGATAACGGCCATACGGAGTATGTAGCCAAGGCACGGCGTAACTATCGCTATTATGCCGGGGATGGCGGGCAGTGGAATGATGATGATCGTTCCTACATGGAGAGCGTTCAGGGACGTAAGTGTATCGAGCGCAACGGAATCCTTCCGGCGGTTGAAACGGCGGTAGGAGAACAGATTGCTACTCGTGCCGATATTGCCTACAAGCCAGCCAAGGGACAGGCCACGGCAAACATTGCCAAGGATCTGACCAAACTGGGTATGCATGTCCTTAACAAGACCGGATATCATCGTATTGAAAAGCAGATGTATAAAGATGGTCTGATTAAAAAGCGCGGCTTTATCCGTGCTCGTATGGACTTTAACGGCAACCTGAACGGAGAGATCGACATCAGGAACGTCAACCCCGAGACAGTTGTGCTTTCTCCTTATGCTGACCAGTACGATCCTGCAACCTGGCCGGATGTTCTGACTATCTCGTGGTTGTCTCTTGATGAGATTGAAGGGATGTATGGCCGTGAGTCTCGCATGGCAGCCGACAAGGCTCACGCGGAATATACGGAAGATTCATGGGGCCGGGAGTTTGCCCATATGAATGAACTTGATGATCGTCAGGGTTTCGGTAAGGCAGCTGGCAACGTCTACCACTTCCGCAGTCAAGACAGCGGTGAAGTCCGCTTGAGAGTTATCGAGCGACAATACTACAAGATGAGCCTCTGTATGCATTACGTTGATCCAAAGACCGGTGATACCGAACCGGTACCGGACCAGACGCCACTGGTACAAGCCCGAGAGTTTGCAGCAATGAACGGTTTGGTGTTGCAGAAGTTGAACGCCAAGCGAGTCTACTGGATGGTGACTACTCGCTTTGCTGTACTACATAACGATTGGAGCCCCTACAAGACCTTTGATATCATTCCCTACTTCTGGTTATTCGATTATGGTCACTGTCTGGCTATGGTTGACAATGCAATCAGTCCGCAGGAATTGGAAAACAAGAGTCTGTCTGCTTCAATTCATTATATAACCAGCGTGGCCAACTCAGGATGGCAAGGAGAAGAGGGCCAGCTTACAAACATGACAACTGCCGATTTAGCCGAAAAGGGCATGAAGACCGGATTGGTGATAATGCGTAAGCCTGGTACCGCCCCTTTAGAGAAGATAAAACCAAACCAATACCCCACAGGCATGGATCGATTGTCACAGGTAGGCGCAGAGGGTATTAAGAGCGTTACCGGCATGTCTGACGCTGAACAGGGGATGAATTCACCTGAAGTATCAGGCATAGCCATTCAATCCAAACAGTACCAGAGTAAGCTGATACTGGCTGATGCTCACGACAATATGGCGTTTACTCGTATTCTGCTGGCTCGTAAACTGATGGAGCTGTTCCAGCGGTTCTTTACCAATGAGCGTATGTTCAAGATTATCGGCATTGACGACCGGGGCAACGATACTGAGGAAGAGTTGGTTATCAATCAGGTGAATGAACTGGGGCAAATCGTCAATGATATTACTCTGGGTGAATATGAGGTTGTTGTCACCTCTCAGCCATTGGCGGCAACCTTTGCCGATACTCAGTTCCGGCAGCTTCTTGAAATGCAGAAGGCGGGTATTCCGATACCGGCTGATGTAATCGTAATGGCTTCAAACCTCTCCAATAAGCAGCAGCTCGCTGATCGTCTGGCTAATCCGGAAGATAACGGAGCGGCTGCGGCACAACTGAAACTGCTGGAGGCTCGTATCAAGGATATCATGGCCGGTGTGGATCTTAAGGCTGAACAGCGCAACAAGCTGGTTGCCGAAAAGACCAACACGAATATTCAGGGCATGTTCGGGGCCGTCAACGCTGCCAAGGTTCTGGCTATGACACCGGGAGCGGCACCGCTGGCAGATGAACTGATGCTGTCAGCTGGTTTTGAAGATCATAATGCCGCGCCGGTTATACCTCAGCAGGTACCACAACTGCCAATCAGTACACCGGTACCACAGAACACCAGTCCAAACTTCCCGCCTCAAGCCGATCATGGCTATACGACAGGCATTGAAGGCGGTGGGGCATGATGAACCTGATAGCTATCGGCATTGGTGCCATACTCATTGCTTTATCAGGTGTTCTCACCTGGAATCTTAAGCGGAAAAGGGATCATGCCGATTTTGTGAAGCGCAAGCAGGAAGAAGAGGCGTATCTGGAAGAACAGAGACAGCGCATGAAAGCCAACAGAGCAGTCTTTATGAAGGAGATAGAGCAGATTGCCAAGGCTCGTCACCCTGGGTCAACCAGACACCAGCGCAGGGCCGTTGCCTCACGCTACAAGCAACAAATAAAAAGTTCTTGACATCATTTTACTATCCGTCATAATTGCGGCGGATAAAGGTGACTTATGGCTAACAGTGCCACGCAACACATACGCCGCATACCGGTTAAAGACCCGCGCAAAGCAGCACTTGATCTGCTTGATCTGTGCAAGGAATGCGGCATTATTACTGCCAAGTTCACCGGGAACCTCACCCTGCATTTGAATCAGGGCGGGCTTGTCGGTACCAAGCTTGAAGAGATGAACCCGCTGTAACCAGTACAACAACTGAATACCGGTAGTCGCGGATAATCTTTTTACCTGAGTGCAGGATTAAATAGACCCCGCATATACGTCAATTACGGCGTGTGTGTGGGGTTTTGTCGTTTCGGGGGCAGTTATGAACAGCAGCATACCAATTCAATGCGGGAGGTCAGAAATGGCAAAGGGGAAAATGTCGGACGATGAAAAGCGTTGGGAGACTGAGGATGATCTGAGGTGTTTGTCTCGGGCGGAAGAGCTCGAAACGGCACTCAAGAAAGATCCTGAACGCCGTAAGCGCCTCAATGAAATGATAAAGAGCCGCATGTCTGAAATGGCTGGCCTTATCAACGAAAAGGATTAGGGCCGCAAGGTCCAGACAACACAACCGGGAGGCAGGACAATGACATTATCAGCAACAGAAGTAGCGGTACCGGAAGCGGTGCCCGGAGCAGTACCGGCAGTTGAGGATAGAGGCGATTTCTTTGAACCAGAACCAACAGCGGCAGGAGTCCGTGTAGATGCGGAATACAACCCTGGCATTCTGGCCAAGCTCGTCAAGGAAGAACCGGCAGCAAAGGTTGACCCGGAAGAGAAGCCGGATGCAACTATTCCCCGCGCTCGCTTCAATGAGGTAAACGAGGAAAACAAGGCGCTCAAGGCGCAACTTGAATCACTCAAGACCGCACAGCGTCCAGCAACAGAGACGACTGAACAGGCAGGGCAGCAACAAACCGTTGAAGATCCACGCGAGAAGATACGGGAGATGCGCCGTCAACAGAAAGACCTGGAGCTTGAAGGTGATCTTGAAGCAGCAAGCGTACTTGGCGACCAGATTGATGATCTGCTGTTACAGGTTGCTACCGTAAGGGCAGAAACCAATATCAAGCAGAGTGCCAGTCAGGAGACGTTGCAATCGTCGCTTGAAACAGTCGCTACAGCCGCTTACGAGAAGTATCCATTCCTGAATATTGATTCACCTGATGTTGACGTTGATGCAGTTGGAGCCGTCAGGGCTCGCACAGCCGAACTTATTACCACTGGTCTGACACCGGTTGAGGCATTACAGACAGCTGTTCAGGAGAAAGGGCCAAAGTTTGCCCGACTACTGGGTACACAGACTCCTGCTACTGTTGATACCAGCAAGGCTGATGAGGTACGGCAATCACGCGATATACAGGCACGTACTACAGCGGCCTCAGCTTCGGTTGCACAACCTCCTGTTCTTCCCGGTAAAGGCGAAGAGTCATTTACTGTCAATATCGATAAGATGTCAGAGAAACAGTTCAAGGAATTCAGTAAGACAGAAGCAGCCGCAAAAGCACGCGGAGATATTCTGTAACCTGCAAGGGGGATGAGGATGCCCGGAAGATCCCGGCCCATCCCCCAAACAGTTCAGTCAGAACTCAATCTGACCAGTACCGACGCACTGCAAGCGGTCGTTTTCGTCCTGAGTGTGACGTTAAACCATTTCGCAAGCTACCGCGATACTGTGCCAGTGACCGACGCCCCTGTGAAGAGGTCGTTTCCGCCCGATGTGCCGGGCGTTAATCCGCACAAATCCCATGCAGTCAAAACGAAACGACACACAAAACTCACAGGAGGAATTCAGTCATGGCAGTTACCAATTTTGGAGCACTCAGCTCCGATCAGATTAAAATCTGGTCCCGCGATGTACTCTCGCAGATGCGCGAGAAGTCCTACATCCTTTCCAAGTTCGCCGGTAAAGGCGACAACTTCCCTATTCAGTTAATCACTGACCTCAAGAAAACCGTAGGCGGCGGCCTCAAGTGCATCATGACTCTGGTTGCCGACCTCGTAGAAGATGGCGGCGTTGGTTCTGTCGGTGGCAAGCGTGAAGGTACCGAAGAACAAATGAAGTCCTACCAGCAGGAGATCATGATTGACGAGATCTACCACTCAGTTCGTAACGAGGGTGAACTGGCCGATCAGAACACAGTCGTTGATTTCCGTGGCGAAGCAAAAGACAAGCTCTCCACCTGGCTTGCTTCTCGTGCTGACCAGCTGGCGTTCCTTACCGCGTCCGGCATTTCCTATGCCTACAACCTGGATGGTTCGTTGCGTGCCAAAGATACGCTTACCAAGCTGAACTTTGCCCCGTATGTTTCCGCTCCTTCTGCAAAACGCTGGAGACGCTGGAACGGCACAACCGGACAGCTTGAGGCTGGCGATACTTCTGTAATCGCTTCTACCGACCGACCAACCTACAAGATGCTGACGATGCTTAAGGCGTATGCCAAGAGCCACATGGTCAAGCCTCTTTATGCAGGCGGGAAAGAGTATTACGTGGTCTTTATCACCGCCAATACCCTTGCCATGATTAAGAACGATGCTGATTACAAAAACGCCGTCATTCAGGGCGGAGTACGTGGTGATGAGAATCCGTTCTTTACTGGCGGTACCGTAACGGTTGACGGCCTGATCCTTCAGGAGCACTCGCTGGTATTCAATACCAATGGTGCTTCCGCCAAGTGGGGCGCAGGTAACGCTGTCAACGGTAGCCGTACTCTGCTTATGGGTGCTCAGGCTCTCGGCTTCTCCGACCTCGGCGCTCCAAAGTGGGTAGAGAAAGGGTTTGAGTACGATAGCCAGCAGGGTATCTACACAAGCAAAATCTTCGGCCTGCTCAAGCCCAAGTTCTACAGCAACCTCGACAAGAGCACTGAGGACTTCGGACTGGTCGCAGTCGATCACTACATGGACCCGTTCTAAGCGGATAAACCGGAGGGGCGGGCTTAAGGCTCGCTCCTTTACCTATGGCGGGGTGATGCTTTCCCGGTTGCATCAGCGGTTAACGCCGCAACCCTGCCAACAAAAATTCATTCACGAAAGGAATTACGATCATGGCGATCACGAAAGATGCAGGGGTACAGTCCCCATCCGTAAAAAAGGTTGATTTCACCTTTGCTGATCTTGGCTCGGTTACTCCGATTGACCAGGAAGCAATGGGCCTTCCCAGTGGTGCGATTGTAACTGATGGTGAGCTTGTTATCACCACAGCATTCAACTCCACTACCAACACCCTCACTGTAGGCGACAAGTCGTCTGCAAACCGCTTCAAATCGGCTATCGATGCGAAAACAGCCGCATTGACCAAGCTGGTGCCGACCGGCAAGGTACACAACACCGCCAACGAGCGCACTATTGTAATCAATGCCGCTTTCACCGGAGTTGCTCCTACTGCTGGTGCAGGATACCTGATTGTGGAGTACATCGAACCTGGCCGCGCTGATTTCGTTCAGCGGTAAACAAAGAACACAGGGGCGGGGTTACTCTCGCCCCTGAATCATAAACCGGAGGATATACCAATGGCAGTTAATCCGAACACCTTTGACCCGAGTTCCGTGGTCACAAATGAAGAAACCAAGTTCTGCACACTTCCCGGTCAGGAACCTATTTCTCTTTCAACTGAACATGGCGGTCACGGTTGCCGTATTGGCGATACACCACGCACGGTGCCGCTGTTCTTTCATCAGGAAGCGATTGCTCGTGGCGCTTATACGGAGGAACAGATTATTGACCTTAAGAGTCGTCTGGCTGGTGTTGAAACACCGGGGGCTCCACTGATTCAAGCTGATACTCCCGCTACTCCACCTTTGACACTCTTGCAGGATTCAGATGATGACGGTTTTGCTCTTAAGTCACCTACCCCTGCATCTCCTGCTGCAACCAGTGAGAGAACAGAGCAGATCAAGGCAGCAATCATTGATCTGTTGAACACCGGCAATCCAAGTGATTTCACCAGCACAGGCACTCCCAAAGTGGAAGTACTGAAAGAAAAGCTCGGCTTTGAAGTGACTGGCCCGGAGCGTGATGCAGCTTACGAAGCAGCCAAGGGGTAAGGTATGGATATCGAGGGGCTGGTTAAACGGATACGGACTGAGTTTCTGGATGATGCGAAAGGATTGCATGAGTCGCAGTTCCTTTGGAAAACACCACATATCATCGCGTCATTGTCTCAAGCAGAACGTGAACTGTGCAAGAAACTATTTCTGCTGCACGACTCAACGACTGTTGCGATATGTCAGCTCACGATAGCTGCTGTCAACGGAGTATTCCCGAGAGACTACGTTATTGATGACCGGATATTGCGCATAGAACGCTTGAAGTTCCCCGGTGTAACCAAGCCCCTTGAACGCAAAACTACCGCCTGGCTGGATCAACATGATCCCGGTTGGGATGAAGCCGAGGGTACACCCTCATTCTTTACGGTTGATTCTGGTGATTACATCGTCAGCTTCAACCGTAAACCTATTACTGGCGGCACCGTTGCCATGACGGTGAAACGCCTCCCGCTGTTATCACTGGTGGAAAAGGAGATAATAGCCTCACCGGAAGTAAAACAGCTGGATGATGAAATGATTCATGGTGCTTTGAAGTATCTCTACATCAAGCCGGATCTGGAAGGTTATGACCCGAACCTGTCAGCCAAATGGGGCAAACAGTTTGATGCGGATATTGAACAGATCACCTTGAATCGCGCCGCCATGAATCCCCAAGAGTATGTATGCCGCCCGGAGAGGTTCTGATATGCGCTTTTCTTTTGCAGGTATGAATACTCTGGCTGATCCTGCCAGCTTTGATCCGAAGAAAGGGCAGTGTGTCGATATCTGTAACTGTGACCTTGACGACGAGCACAACGCTATCAGACGTGACGGGTTCAATCTGGTTGTGGCCGGAGATGTCACCTCCTGCTGGACCAGCAAAGATGATGTGACCTACTGCGTATTTGGCGGGCACCTCTGCACCTTCAACGGATTGATCGTTACGACACTGACAACAGCCTTTACCGTGCTGGCTGCGTGTGAGTTTGAGCAGGTCAATGATGTAGTTGTGTTCTCTGATAACGAGAAGATAGGCATCATTGATGGCGCCACAGTTACGCGGATTGATAAGGCAAGTGACTGGGTAGATGCAGCCTCACTGGAAGCATGGGTAGCAAGCCACTATCCTGCTGATCCGGCCAAATGGAATGGAGTTGCGTCAAACAGCAACTTTGAAGTAGATGCTTTCAAGCTGGCGACTCTGGCCGGGAAGTGTCTGCATCATTTTGGCGGTACGCTGTACCTGGCGATTGATAACTTTGTCTACGCCACCAAGACGCACAACATTGAACAGATGGATATCCGTTACAACGTGGTTGCCGGTTTTTCTGATCCAGTAACCATGATTCATCATGGCACCAATGGCCTGTTTGTGGGTACCGAGAAAGCAACATACTTCCTTGAGGGTGGCGGGATTGTCGTTGATGAACAAGGCAAGCTGCAAGCAGGATTCTCTCAAGCGCAGGTAACACCGTATGGAGCAATCTACGGTACTGCAATTCAAGTTCATGCTGGCCTGATACCTCAGTTGCAAGCGGTAGGCATGGCGGTTCTCTGGTCTACGCGAGTAGGTATCTTCGCCGGATTACCGGGAGGCACTGCCGTTAATCTCTCAGCCGACAAGGTAACGCTGCCTGATGTTGCTACTGGCACCGCGCTATTCAAAGAGCACAACGGGCTCAATCAGTACATTGTCGGCTTTGCCAGTGCAACATGGGTGCTCAATCTGGCCAAGGGGACTCACAGCCGTTTTACCAACTATCCTTTTACCAGCCTGTTCAAGCATGGTTCTGAATATTATGGGGCCAATAGTCATGGCGTATTCAGGATTGAAGGTGATACCGATTATGCCGGAGTTCCTGAATTATCACAGAAGATTGACGCATTTGTGCTTACACCGTCAACCGACTTCGGCAAGAAAGAAAAGAAGTATCTGCCAGCTCTTTATGTTCAGGCTCGATGTGGCGGTGAGTTGGCAGTTGATTACTTTGTCAATGAGCAGCTGGCTTTTGAGGATGATGTGATTCTGTTTGATGATCTGGCCTCAGCACATACCTTGCGATCTTCTCCACCTCGCGGAATGAGCGCAACGTTCTGGCAGTTCAAGCTTAAGAATATCAACGGTTCTGTATTTACGGCGTTCAACCTTGAACCGACTGTTGTGGTTTGTGCTGGACGTACACGCTGATGAAGATCGTCAACGCTACCGGATCTGACTTAAACGCCACAATGGTAGCCGGAGCAAAAGCGGCCTATAAACCCGGAGGGGCTCGACCTTCCAAATCAGTAAAGTCTTTAACGCTGGACCCCGCCTCAGATATTTTCGTTTACATAGTAAAAATGGGAAACACCCCAATCAGTGATTCTGTCACAATACTACAGGGCAATCCGTTCAGGATTACTGCCGCATATAATGAGTTGATGCCTGACTGGGTATCGTATCCCTTCATTTCTTGGAAAGGGGGAAACCCGCCTTTTCAGATTCAACTTGCCCACATGGATTTAATATCCGGGGTGCCCTCTAATGTGGTTACGGGTATGTCGGTCAACATATTAACCGGACTATCCGACGGGACAGGCGATATCGTTACAGCAGGAATGGCCAGGGAATATATAATTGAACATCAGTTTGTAGAAGATCCATGGTGGGCGAACGACCTGAATGGGGTTGACCGGCTGGACGAGATAGGTCTGCTCATTACTGATAGCTCGGAACCTCCAATCAGCTTATTCGCCCCTTTTCGGCCAGAGATCACGCTTGCAGAAGATGGCACAACTAAAACTGGATTGTCTGCAATATATGAGCAGTACGGTCCACCTGAGTCTGAGACGTTTATTGTATGGAGCCCCGACCTGACCCGTCCTTACGGAGAATACTTTTGGGATAAGGCGCTCCATCCAGCAGATCTCGCCACACAATTCACCGCAGAAGCAACTTTTATATCCGTAGATGGCACTGTCTTACCGGCAGGGACCCATGGATATTACAGTGATGAATTATTTACCACGCAGATAGTTGGGTACGCACAGCCAGACATGGGAACGGTGACATATTATTATCGGTTTGTGCCCACGGATCTAGTGACGTATCAGGTCGCAGTAAAGAAGCGTACCTTTACTATTGAAAAAGCTCTGCCGGTTGTGGTGTGGGCTATTACCAGCTACAGCTATGGATATTTGACTTGGGCAGTATTCGAATCCCCTGTATTTAAGCGCACCGATAACCGGCTTGATCCGGTCGTGGTAGTGGGCACTCCCACAACGTCACTTTCAGGGGCGAACGCAAGTAACACAGCATCGTTCTCGAACTCTTCTGCTTATATAACCCCAGATACATTCAATATAGTATATGGATTCACCCCATCCGACCTTTTGCGATACCTAGCCGTCTCTGGTGACTCACACCCATTTACCATAGCCAAGAATACACCAACAATAAACTACGGGACATCATTTTCTTATGCGAGAGGTGCAGTCACTTATTATCAGCTTATGGTTCTTATGCAGTTATCTAATAGTTGGAGAGGCGAGGTTGCACCATGGATCATAACCCCGTCTGCCGGAAGTGGTTATACCTACACCGTGACAAACCATGCGTCAGGGATAACTATATCAACAGCAGACAACTCCACAAAACTGAATAGCGCCATACCTTCGGATACATCGTTCAACGTAGCGATGTCGTGGACACCGCAGGGTGCAAATGTGGCACTTTATAATGCGACTTCTATCAACTTTACTGTTGCTATCGCAGGTTATACCACTCTGGCAGCAGTATGGACCGTTTCGGCACACACACGAACTGAATATTGGTTCGACGGGACAACCCATGCGCTATATTTAACTGTCCCGAATATAGCAAGTGCATACGTCGGGATGACCATGAGTGTAAACTCTAATCGTACTGTAACCAGCTCGTTTGATTCCAGCATGACTAACTGGACTCAGCCTAGCGGGGGGTTTAGGATACAAACAAACTACGCTTATACGCAACCACTTACGTCAGTGTTGTCGTATGTCCAGTACAACGCATCCAACGTTGCTGTTGACGCATACTCCATTACTATGACTTACGATTATTGGGGTACTTCAGGTGGAAATCACGTTCGGGAAGCCCACACCATAACATTCACTAGACCAAACTAAGCACCACGGAGGCACACCATGCCATCAGGAACAGTAGGAGATGTAGTAAGCGAATATACCGCCGCAGTGTCATCTGTAAACGCTGCTATAAGTAGCCTTAACTCGATTGCCAATACCACAATATCCATGTCTATCCACTCAACCGCTCTGCCGACCGGATATGATTACTCGGCCCCTATCACCGCAATTGGGGCTATAGCTGAATCATCCGCCGCAACACCTGGGACGTTGGCGGCTGCCGGAACAGTCACGCCCGCAGGAGCGCTCACAACAACTGACATTGCCGCAAACGGGCAACTTGATCCTGCTCTCCTTGCGGCGGCACAGGTGTTAACAATGACATCAACTGCTGCTACAGCCCTCAATGCTGTAAGCTTTGATCTCGGAGCCCTGCCCACTGCCCCAGACCTGTCTACATTCAATACACCTAAGTGGTCAGAAACGTACTGGACCAACCTGAAATCAACAATGGATGGGTACATGACAGGGCTACTCGGGGCCACTGATGTAGACAATGTGATTACGAGCCTGACCAACGACTCTACTAAAATGCAGGTAGCATTTTATGCCCAGGATCGGGAGCGGAAACAGCAGGCATTACGTGATGCTCACAGTGCCGCCGCAGCATCAGTCGGAGCCAGAGGCTTTACCTATCCAAACTCAATGACTACTGCGCTCAAGCTGGCAGCTACGCAACAATACCAATTTGACTTGTCGCAGGTAAGCAGAGAGCTTGTTAAGCATATATACGACTGGGCCAAAACTAATTACCAGTTTACTATTGATAAAAGCATCTCGGCGCATAATTCTGACACTGAATGGAACGCCCGCTATGCCGATGTATTGATAAAGTCTTTTTCTGCGCAACTAGACAGCATATTCCAGCAAGCTAAATTACGGTTAGAATATGCCCTGCAACGGCTTGATGCGAATATAAAATTAAACCAGCTTACCATTGACAGTATCCTTAGAAAATATGTGGCCATAACGGATACTGAAATTAAAAAATATACTGCTCAGGTAGATGCAAACATAAAAACCTTTGACGCACAAAGCAATGCAAACATTAACACCTTCACGGCATCATCCAGCGCCATCATAAGCAGCTCCAATACCAACGCGGACATTAAATATAAATACTATTCACTCCTTATTGAAAAAGCTAAGACAATTGTTTCTCAATTAAGCGAAGAAGATAAAAACGCGCTTATTGAATATTCGGCAGCAGTTCAGGAACACGTCTCGCTTGCCAACAACCAGGTCAAAGTCATATCTGATAATGCAGTCAAGCAGGTAAATGCAGCATCCGCAGCGGCACAGGCAGCAGCTTCGTTAGCGAATGCAGCTTCTCAGACTGCGATTGCTATCCAGCAGATAGCGTAACGCACAATAATTGTCGATACTTTATATTTTTTTACGTATAGTTTCCGCCGTAGTTATGGCGGATACAATGGAGGTGTAAGATGGCGCTCCTTGGTGCTTATAAACCGAAGTATGAAACGACCTTTTCAGGTGTAGCGAAACAGGCACCGATATCAAGCGTTGTGTCTCTGGGGCTTGTTCCGGCAGCTGCTTCTTTGGGCGGGAAGATTCTTGAGACTGGCCGTGCCATGTTCAGCGATACTGGTGATCCAATGGCGATGGTCAACGGTAGGACTCAACAGGTAGCTGGTGAATTGTCTGACTATGCCAATGGCAAGGCCGGTAAACCAACTATCAGTGTTCCTCAAAAAAAGAATGCCGTCGTACCTATGGCACCCGAATTGCCCGCCGAAGCAAATGAGCTAAAGCCTATTTCAGATATCAGTAATACTACTCCGCTAAATACGGCACTTCCTAAAATCGATATGCCCGACCTTCAAAAAGGCATTGCCAAAAATAGCGGTGGATCAAGCGACAACGCCGCTGTTTATAACGATCCTCTCCGAATCCAGGAGTTTAACCGCGCAAGCATGGATAAGCTGCAAAACCCGCAGCGGCCACAATTACAAGAAGGGTTAGGTTTAAACGATTATATAAAACAGCTTTCCGCTATGCCCGTTGCTAAAGCAAACCGCACACCCAGTAAGTTTTTCGGTGATAGCAGGGATCAAATGATGGATGAGGCTCAGTCTCGCCGCGAAGCAAATCAACAAAACGCACGCACAAATTCTATTATTAATGTGGCGGGCTCTGCGATACCAACGGCGCTAAACCTCCCGATACATAAATATCAGATTGATGCCAGTGCCGAAACTGCCAATCAGAACATACTCGCGTCAACATTGGGCAAGACATTATCAGAAGATATAACAACGCCGTTAAATGCCATGAAAGTAGATCTGCAAAAGTCTCAAATAGATCTGAATAAAGCACACGAAAAGAACTACACAAAAACCACCGCTGGTATTCAGAGCAAAGAAGAGCAGGCCGCAGCAAATCATGCCGCCAAGATGGACGAAATCATACAGAACCAGAAAAAAATTACATCAGAGGCGTACACGAAAGCCTATGACGCGGCTATTACGGCGGGCAAGCCAGAGGCGGAAGCCAAGGATCATGCGGGGCGCATTGCGCAAGACACTCAGGACATTCTCACAGGGAAACAGTTTATGCCGGGGACACCAGCACAAGCATCGACCGGGATACTTGGTTTCGGCACTCCCGAGAAACCCGCTGTAGCCGGTAAATTCGTTTCATATAAAGCGCCTTCTGGCATGACCTATGTTGGTACGTCAGGCGGTAAGGATGTTTATCAGGATGCCAGCGGTAATAGATTTACGGGGAAATGATATGGAACTGAAACCGTTTAACGGAACGCTCGACGCTGCACCCTCCTTAATTCCATTCACCGGTAAGCTCGATGGTGAAGTGGAAACACCCACACCAAGCCGCCTTCGCAGGGTTGTCGCTGATCCTGCACTATCTCTGTTAAAAGGTGCCATAGCCGTACCGGAAGCAGTAGTTGGTATTGCTGATATCGCAACGGGCGGTTATGCCGGAAAGTTGGCAGAAAAAGCAGGCTTTAAACCCAAAGAAGCAAAATCAATCATTGATACGCTCTACACTCCTGAGCAACAGCAGTTGAATCGTGAAGTCGCTAATACCGAAGGTTTCTTTCCCACCATTGCCGCAGCGGTACAACGGCCATCAACTATAGCTCATTCCGTGCTTGAATCTGCTCCCGGCATGATAGGAGCTGGCGGTGTTGCTCGTGGGATCATGAAAGTAGCGCCAAAAGCGGCACTGGCCGCAGCTGGTGAATTCGCTCCTATTGTTGCCGGTGCAGCTGGCGAAGGTGTTTTTGGTGCGGGTTCTGCCGCTGAACAGATCCGGCAAGAGACACCAACAGGTTTGCTTACACCGAAACAGGCGGCACTTGCTGCAGCGTCCGGTGTTGGTACTGCCGCCTTTGGGCTTGCTGGCGGTGGTCTTGCCCGCAAGATGGGCATTGCCGATGTCGATACTATGATTGCTGGCGGTAAGCTGGCCGGTCAAAGTAAAGTCGGCATGGTCAAGGGTATTACTGGCGGGATGTTGTCGGAGGGCATCTTTGAAGAGTTGCCTCAATCAGCACAAGAACAGGTCATGCAGAACCTTGCGCTTGGCAAGCCGTGGGACGAGCGTGTTGCCGAATCAGCAGCATTGGGCGGATTGGCCGGTGCCGCAATGGGTGGTGGCGGGCAGGTATTGAGTCATGCCGGTGATTATTTAGAGCAGCGTGGCCAACAGCCACAAATACCAACGGAGGAAGCCAATGCCGTCAATCAGCAAAACCAACCCGCTACCGAAATTGTCACAGGAGCAAATGTACGCACTGGTAACATACTGCAAGATTCATCAGGTGTTGGCGCCGATTCTATACCCGAAAGCTGGCCCGTGGATTCGGGACGTGATCTTGGTATAGCTGCAACTCCACCGGCAGGAGCAATGACCCGCGCCGTCAATTCCATTCTTCCTGATCTGCCACCGATATCAGCGGATATGTATTCATCGTTTGCAGCTCAACCTTTTGCCAATGCCCCAGAGATACAGCCGGAAGCCGCCTCTCTGCCATCAGCTCCAAGTGAGCTTGAAAAGGCTATGGCATGGAAGAACCAGCAATCAGACGGCCATTTGATGCAACTGCACGGAGAGCGTGCCGCTTCATACGCATCAAGAATTGTCTCTGAATTCCGTAAGTCACAGGAGAAGGTCAATGGCATTACAAGTATATTGCCCGAAGTGCCAAACCAAGGGCCGAGTGAAATGGACGGGCAGCGAGTGGCAGTGCCCCCTGTGCAAAGCCAAGTGGCAGGAGTCGGAAGTGATAATATCCAACCCGGAGGTGTAAGCAATGATTTGTCCAGCGTGCAGCAAAAAAACAATGGGCCGCAAGAAGAAGTGTCCAGCGTGCGGAGCCAGGCTGTAACAGACCGTGTTACCGCATTGAAGCAGGAGAAAGAACAACTGCTTACAAAAAACAGCGGCAAGGGTATTACCGGCGGTTTGGTGTATCCAGCGGAAGTCACTCAGCGATTGAGTGAGATCAATGCAGAGATCCAGGCCGCCGAATCTGGTAAAGCAGTAAACACAACACCGAAAATGGAAGAACAGGTGGCAGAACAGACGCGCTATACCGTACCAGATCCGAAGCGTCCTCAAGCTGTACCGTTTTTTGATTTCAAGATAGGTAAAGCTGCTGACGGCGAGTATTACGCTAACGCCGGTTACAATACTGCTTACTCAGGACACGGTGGGCCACACCCGCCCCTGACTCCGAGCGGCCATAACAAAGGTTACGGCACCGAGCGTGAAGCACTGTTGGCAGCTGCAAGCGAAGTAAGGTCAAATATTGAAAAGGCCACAAACCCGCAAGGCGAGAAATACGATACCAGTAAGTATATAAAGGAGCTGGACAAGTTTCTTGGTGGACTTCCTCCCGAAAACAAGACCGGCAAAACACCGCCACCAGTAAAACCGGCCAACACCCGCCGTCAACTGGATACTTCCAAAGACAGCATTGCTGTAGCTATTGCCAAGTTGGGCGGTATCAGTCGTACAGAGATCGACAAGCAGACCGGTACCGGCAAGGATCTGGCACACACACTGAATAGCCTGGCCACAAAAGAAGCTAAGGCCGGGATTCTGCATGTTATCAGTTCCAAGGGTATACCGCTGGACAGGATGCGAGAAGCATTGGTTGAACAGGGCTATCTTGATGAGTCTGCTGATATCAACACTCTGCTTGATAAGCTGGATAGTGCACAACGCGGTACCGTACACCGCTCGACGCATTCGACCGAAGCGGGTACCGACGCATACCGCGAAGCGGAGATTCGCTATTCGGAAATGATTAACGCCATGACCGATGAAGAGTACGACGAGTTCAGCCGTAACCAGTGGCTTGATGAACAGGTACAAGAACTGGCTGATGCTGGCGATATTCTGGATGAGTATCTTGATGGACTGGATAATGAAACCCTGACCGCCGCCGATTGGCAGGAGGTTGAAAACGATCTTAAGGAGGTTCTGGATGCAACAGAATTCAGTCAAGGAAACAGCACAGAAGATCAAGGACAAGTGCAAGAAGATGCCACCAGCGAAGCGGAAAGCGTTTCTCCAGTCAGTAAAGGTGATGTTGCAAGCGAAGGTACGGCAGGCGCAGTTAAAACAGTAGAACGGCTCCCGCTGCCTGGCAAGAAAGAACATCCACGCGGCAAAGCTGGCCAAAAAGCTTATGAAGCAATGCTGAATAAGTATGATCTCTGGGATGCCCCAAGTTGGGACCGCAACGACTTTGATAAAATGTTTTACGCCAATTACCATGCTGGATGGCAGGATCACGGTCAACCTATGCTGGATCAGACTCAACATACTGAAACCGCCAATGAAGCCTATGCTGCTGGTTTAGTCGATGGTGCCAAGGCGGAGAAACCGAAAAAGACCAATGCTCCACGCAAGGCCCGTATCAAGGCCGAGGAACTACCTACTGCCACCAAAACCATTGAAGATGAAATTAACAGCCTGTCGCTTGAGGAAATGGCGGCGATGTTTGATGATGTAACGGCTGCTGAAAAACCGGCACGTTCGCTATCAAAAGCCAAGAAGCACGAAGCGTATTTGAAGCAGGTTATAGCCAAGGCCAAGCCAGAGAACAAACCGCGCATTCAAAAAGCATTACAGAAGCATAAGGCAAAGCAGGAAGAGCGGAAAAGTACACCACCTCCTATTGATTCCCATCCAACAAAACCGGAAAGAGATGACCAGACGGCACCCTACTTTAAAGAGGGGGATCGTGTTCAGGATAGTGACGGTAAGCATGGTGAAGTTTCCCGTGCTGAAACATTTATCAGCCGCATGATTACATACGGGTCCGCTTCATCCGAAGCTTCACAGCGTCATTCTCATTCGTATGATGTTGTGTGGGATAACGGTGTCAAAGGGTATGCTTCTTTCGATCACATGAACCATGAAACAGATCCCGCTCCGGCAGTTGTTCCTGCCCCGGTTTATAATAAAGTAGCGGTCGAACCAGACGCACTACTGCGAAATGTAGCGTATTCCCGCAAACAGGCACAGAGTTCACGCAATGCAGCTGAACGTGCCAAGAAGAAAGAGAATATTGCCAGTCACGAAAAGTCGGCAACTGCTTTTGACAAGACTGCTGATGAACAACAGGCGGCGTTTGATACTTGGGCAGAAAAGTACCCAGATGAGGCGGATAAGTACCGGCAGAAGGTTGAAGCGGCCAAGCCGAAGGTAGAGCCGGTTGCCGGGATGAAGGTTTCATTCAACAGTGCGCAGAATGGTATTGAATTGCGCTTTGAAGGAAAACCGTCTGATGCTGTTATCAGCAAGATCAAGGCGGAAGGTTTCCGGTGGGCAATGCGTAAGCGTGTTTGGTATGTGACTGATACTCCTGCACGACGGAAGTTTGTGGAAGGCTTGCAGGGCGAAGCGGTTGCACCTGAAAAGGTCGAGCTGGCGGATAACGAAGTTCAGGTTGACAACAATCCTTATATCTATACCAAAGTGGATGGCGATTGGTATCACCGCAGTGTCGGCGGCACGGCACCGGGGAATAAGTTTTCGCCACCGTTTGATTTTCTGGATAAATTGAATACTGCACTGGCCGGGAAGAGTGTTGTAGATGTTGTCGCTGAAAGCATTCCGGTTAAATCTGTAGATAATTCCCCTTATGAAAAAGAAAAGCGCGGTAAGGCTATTGATGCTGCATGGAGTATGGCAACCAAGTTCATAAACAACGGTCAAGGGACAGATGAATATTATAATGTATTCAAAAAAGATCTGGAAGTTTATGTGTGGGATTACTATGCATTATCTCCCGAGGATCTTGAATCAGCAATAAAGGAAATCGGCGGTTATGCCGGACTGTTTGATTTGTGGAGCAAGCAGACAGCACGATCAGCGAAACCGGCAATTAACTCTACCATAGACTATGAAGCATGGTGGGATAACGAATTAACTCTTGTTGGCCGAAGAGTGATTACGCAGGATATGAGCGGCCAGACTGATCTCTTGGCCAAGACAAAATGGCGGCACTTGACCGACACCCGCAAGAAGTATCTTGTAGATACAATCTACGGAACCGGTAACGACCCGATTGTCTCAGGGGCATACGGACAAGACGCGGTAACAGGCACACCTGCAACAGACACCCGAGGCGCAAGCGATATTCTGAAAGCCGCCGCTGATTCTGGCGTCAAGGGTGCCGGTGAAGCATTGAAAGGGCTCTATGACATCTTTGGTGGTGGCTCGCTAAAGAACTTCCCCGGTGCCGTGGACGAGCATACCTACGCCAAAGCCAAACCTCACTTTGTGGCAGCATACAATAACTTCAAAGAATCCGGCAAGCAGTTAACCGAGTTCTTTCAGTTCATTGCCAAGCAGTTTGGTAACGCCATTAAACCCTATCTCATGCGCTTTATGGATGATGTAAAAAACAATAACTATGCTATAATAGAAGAAAACGAGGAGGTGTCTGATGTTAATTCCGAGCGGCAAAAAACTGGAACAGATGATAGCATTGTCGATGAAGGAACAGGCACCTCAGATGCACAAAGATCTGACAAAAGCGGGGACGTTGCAGACGTTCCTGGAAGAGTACGCAGTGGAGATGGAGGAGTCGTATCGGTCAGTGTTTCATCAAGCATTAACGAAAATCAGCAAGATCCACGATTCGATGCAGCAAGTGCAGGAGACGGAACAAGCGCAACGCGAGATCTGGGAAGTGACCCGAGCGGATTATCTGGAATTCTCCGATCCGATGCCACCGGAGATTTACGAATCCCAAATGGCGGCTTAGAGCGTACCGGAAGCTGGAAGGATAGTGCCAGCCGTAACCTTGATATTGTTGAACTGATTAAAACCCTCCGCGAAGAAAATCGCATGGCCACGCCTGACGAACAACTTCTATTGATGAAGTATGTCGGTTGGGGCTCTGGCGAAATCCGCAATAAGATATTCCCCGGCTATGCCGAACAAGGGCGCATTATTCCACAATGGGCAGAAGCAGCATGGAAGCCGCTGGTTGACCGCCTTGATACTGCGCTTACTCCCGAAGAATTAAAGACCGCCGCACGCTCCAGTCAATATGCCCACTACACCAGTGAAGCTATTACCCGCTCCATGTGGAAAGCTTTTGAGCGTATGGGCTTTGCTGGTGGCAAGGTGTTTGAACCTGGCCCCGGTACCGGTAACTTTATGGGCACCATGCCTGATGGTATCTACGCCAATTCCAAGTATACCGGTATTGAGATGGATGGCATTACTGCTGCCATAGCACAACAACTCTATCCGAATCAGAATATTATCCATGGTGACTACACCAAGCAGAAGTTCCCCGGCAATTTCTTTGACGTGGCAATCGGCAATCCGCCGTTTTCATCCACAACAATCCTGACTGACCCTGATTACAAGAAAAACAAGTTTTCACTGCATGACTTCTTCTTTGCCAAGACCATTGACAAGGTGCGTCCCGGTGGTTTGCTGGCGTTTGTTACCAGTCGCTATACTATGGATAAGTTGGACGACAAGGCACGGGCATATCTATCTGAGCGTGCCGATCTACTGGGTGCAATCCGTCTACCACAAACCGCTTTCAAGCAGCACAGCGGCACGGAAGTTGTTACGGATGTTATCTTTTTGCGCAAACGTGCCGAAGGTGAAGCACCTGCCCTGAGCGGAGTCGAAGGGGGTGGCCATGCCTGGGGCAAAACCGCTGATATCCAGATAGGCGACCAGACCAAGCAGATCAACGAGTATTTTGCCGCTCATCCTGAGATGGTGTTGGGTACTCATGTTACCGAGCGAGGCCAATTCAGCCAGAATGATTATTCTGTTAAACCACTGGAAGGCGATATTGAACAGCTCTTTGCCGCTGCTGTGCAAAACCTGCCTGCCAACGTCTACAGTGCCATGCGACAAGATCCGAAAACGATCAAGCAGGTTGTCGTAGAGCGTGATTTTAGCCCCAAGAATAAGAAAGAGGGGGGCGTGTACCTGTCTGACAAGAGCGGAATCATGCGGGTTGAAAACGGTTCCGGGGTGTCGCTCTCCAGCATGGTGAAGCTATCAGCAAAAGAGCAAGTCTGGTTGACCGATTATATTCCTTTACGTGACCTGATGAAGCAGGCACGTTTTGACCAGTTCAACGATGCAGGGTGGGAAAAGTCGTTGAAGGAACTGAATAAGGCGTATGACGCTTTTGTGAAGAAGCACGGCAACATCAAAGACTTTACGCTGAAAGTCAAAACAGAGCTTGATGAAGATGGCAATGAACAGAAAGTAGAGTCGCGCAATTATAAGTGGGAAAAAACAGCAAACATCGACGTTGAGGGTTCGCTTGTTCTCGCGCTTGAGCAGATCAACGACGATGGCGATATTTCAAAAGCCTCCTTCCTGACCGGTCGTACCGTCATGAAGCCGGTGCGTTCCACCAATCCGCAGAGCATGGGTGATGCATTGGCATTGTCGCTTGATGAAATCGGGATGCTTGACCTGGATCACATCGCCGGATTGATGAAGATGTCTCGCACGGAAGCGATTGAAGCCTTGGGCGATATGATCTATGAAACGCCATCCGGTGAACATCTGCTGGCGGATGAATATCTGTCTGGTGATGTTGTTACTAAACTGGCAGAAGCTGAACAGGCGGCACGGAGTGATGAGAAGTTTCGCGCAAACGTCAAGGCATTAACCGAAGTACAGCCAAAACCGCTTACACCGGGACAGATTACCGCTGGTCTTGGTATGGCGTGGATGCCGACTGATATTGTCGGGGAGTTCGCCCAAGAAGTGCTGAACCTGAATATAAAGGTTGAGCGCCATGCGGCAACAAACACCTGGAAGGTAACAATGGGTAATGCCCCGGCCAAAGGATATGGCCGCCGTGCTTCCAGTAAAAAGCAGGGTGTCCAGTCGTTGCGTAGCTCAACCGCTGAATGGGGTACGGCTGATCGTGGTGCTAATGAGATTCTTGATGCTGTTCTGAATCAGCGACCTCTTCGTATTACCGTAAGAGATCTTGACGGCAAAGTATCAGCCGATCCTGCTGCGACAGCACGGGTAAATGAAATTGCCGACAATATGCGTACAGAGTTCCGATCGTGGATCTGGACTGATGCTGAACGTGCTGGCGAGATGCTGGATCTCTACAATAAGAAGTACAACAACCTTGCACCCCGTCGTTTTGATGGCAGTCACCTGACACTTCCCGGTATCGCTACCAAGTATAAGCTGCACCCTCACCAGAAGCGGGCAATCTGGCGCATGATCCAGACCGGCAATACCTATCTGGCACATGCTGTTGGTGCAGGTAAAACGCTTGAGATGATTGCTGCCGGTATGGAGATGAAACGCCTGGGGCTGATTAACAAGCCGCTCTATGTCGTGCCGAATGACCAGCTGTCGCAATGGTCCGCTGAATTCATGGATGCGTACCCACTGGCAAGCATTATGGTGGCCGATGAACTTAACTTTGATCTGAAAAACCGTAAGCGCTTTATGGCGCAAGCGGCGATGAATGCCCCTGATGCTATCATCATTACGCAATCAGCACTTGGTAAGTTGCGCATGAAACCGGAGAGTGTTGCCCCGGTGAAAGAGAAGATGCTGAACGCCATGCGTGAAGCATTGACGGAAGCACAAGACGATGATGCACCCCGACATCTTATTTCCAAGATGGAGAAGATGATTGAAAATGCCGAACAGCGCTTTGACAGCATTGTTGAAGATGGCAAGGGCGACAATATCATTACCTATGAAGAACTGGGTGTTGACTTCTTGTTTGTTGATGAAGCGCACAAGTTCCGTAAACTGGATTTTACCACAGTGCAGCAGGTCAAGGGAATTGACCCTGTTGGTAGTCGTACCGCGCTCGACCTGTTTCTGAAAACAAACTGGATGGAGCATCAAAAACCTGGCCGTAGTCATGTCTTCGCTTCCGGTACACCTGTCACAAATACAATGGGCGAGCTGTACAACGTCATGCGTTTCTTTATGGAAGAAGAGATGGAGCGTGACGATATCGGTCATTTTGATGCTTGGGCGGCGATGTTCGGCCAGACGGCAATGGATTATGAGTTGAACGCAGCAGGCAAGTATGAGCCGGTTTCTCGCTTTGCCAAGTTCAATAACCTGCCGGAGTTGATGAAGCGTGTTCGTACCTTTATGGATGTACTGACTTCCAGCCACCTGGGGGCGTATGTGGTTCGCCCTGATATCAAGGGCGGCAAGCCGAATATGATTATCGCTACGCCGTCAGATGAACTTAAAGCGTATCAGACAAACGTACTGCAACCACGTATGCAGCGGGCACGTGACTGGAAGCCGACACCGGATCAACCGGGAAACCCTGACCCGATTATCAACATTATTACCGATGGCCGTTTGTCGTCTATTGATATGCGCCTGGTCGGTTCGACCAAGAATGATCCTGATAGCAAGCTGAACCGCGTGATTGATGAAATTATCCGGGTGTATAAAGACACGAAGGATAACAAATACAACGGCGTTGATGGTAAACCATCTGCAATCAAGGGCGGCACGCAGGTTGTCTTTTATAATCATGGTTTCGGTGCCAATGTCGCCAAGAGCCGTGGTTTTGACGCTCGGGCTTGGATCAATCAGCGCTTGAAAGCTGCCGGTATTCCTGCTGGTGAAGTGGCGTGGTTTGATGAATATGACACCAGTGCCAAGCAATTGTCAGTCATGAAGGATATGCGCGAAGGGCGCAAGAAGATCATCATCGGCCATGCCAACAGTCTGGGAGTCGGAAAGAATCTGCAAACCCGTCTCTATGCTCTGCATTATATTGATCCACCGTGGTACCCGTCCGCAGTCGAACAAGCTCACGGTCGTATCATTCGCCAGGGGAACCAGAATACCGAGATTGAGGCTAATTGGTATTCCACCAAAGGGAGTTATGATTCAACCATGTGGCAGATGGTAGGCCGCAAAGGGCGCTTTATCGAGCAAGCCTTTATGGGTGACGATAATCTGCGCACAATGGAAGATGTTTCAGAAGTCAGCCAGTATGAAATGGCACGGGCTTTGTCGTCTGGTGACGAGCGGGTTATCAAGCTGGTAGGTTTGCAAGCCGATATCGAGCGCTACTCCCGCTTGAAAGAAGCACACTTCCAGCAACAAAGCCAGATGCGAGGCGATAAAAATACAGCGGAATGGAATATATCCTATGAACAGAAGAGCATTGCCAAGCTGAAAGAAGCGGTAAAGGCTGTTGGCGGTTATGTTTCCGGTAGTAGCTTCAAGGGTGTTGTCGAAAAGCGCACGATTGACAAGGCAGGTGAGTTTGGCGAAGCGGTAGTTGCTGCGTATAATCAGGCGGTACTGGATCTTCAAAACCAATTCCCTGACAATAGTTATAAAGGGGTTTGGACTGATTCACAGCAGTACGGCAGCATTAATGGTATGCCGTTAGTCGCGTCCGTTGCTATGTCAGCGGTGACAACACAGTATTCCAATATCATTCAGATAACTGATAATGTGCCGTCAGAAATTGACACCAATATGATGATGTATCCGCAAGGCACGGATGGGGCTGGTTTGGCCCGGAGGATCTTCAACCGTTTGAATGATGTATCTGATTCGCTTCGAAGAACAGAATCGAATCTTGCTGAGGATGAAACGAAGTTGAAGCAGTTGATAAAGAGAATCGGCGCACCGTTTGAACATGAAGCAGCGTTCAATGAGAAGATTGCCGAGTTATCGCAGTTGCAGGCGGAGTTGACAGCGGATGAAGTGAAACCGGGAGAAGGTCCCGCTAATTTTGCGCTCGGAGATATGCATACCGATTATCCGTATGCTGGCCGGGAAAGCATTGAGCCCATAAAGAAGGTAGACCATAAGACACTTATTCCTCAATACATCGCCCAGGTAAGCGGTTTGATGAAAGACAGTGACCATACGGTTAAATCTATTTCTGGCAAGCACGGCTATACCGAGATGCAGGTTTTTGATAAGGCTGGCAAGCATGTCTTGACGGCAAAACGGACATTTTATAATGACTGGGTAAGTCTCGGGGAAATACTTGGAAAAATCAAACTGACAAATGGTGAATATTCATCAGATGGCGCTGCATCTAAATTCTATGATGCTGAGGCAAAGTTTTTAAATGACCATGCCTATACTGTAAAGTCGCTGCTTGTGCATGACGCTTCGGTGCACCTGTTTAACAAAAATTATATGCCGAAAAACCGAAAGATAAAGTTCGGTGACTACGTTACATTATATTTGCCGGAATCAAGAAATGTGATAATATACAGTAACAGTGATAAAGCTGTTATGGACTCGTTGCATACCGAGGCAGCAACAAGAATAAAGGAGTCAGATAATGAAATCCCAGAGTACACCGACGAACAAAGCGAAGCAATCGTCAACGCCAACAATAACGCTGTCACGGTCAAGTATGACTCCGGGGCAGCACGCTCAAATGCTTCAGGAAATCAAGCTTTGTATGCCTGGGGCGATAGCGGCTTACGAGAAAAAGACCGGAATAAAAGTTCCTTAAATGTTCCCGAAGTTCAAACCTTTGTTGATTCCCTCCCAATTGCCAAGCGCGTCAAGGTTTGGCAATCCCCCGATGATTTAAAAGCAGCAGACTCCACCGCATACAATCAGATCGAACTAGCACAAGTAAATCCCGCGCATGTCCAGGCAATGGAATATGGCGGGACTATCCATGTCATAACAGATAACATCCCCAATATGGACCGCGTCAAGGCACTGGTCATTGGTCACGAACTGGCACACGCCGGACAGACCAAGAAGGTAGTTGACCTGGCTGTCGACTGGTTTAAGCGTACGGTAAATGGCAAAACAGAAGCAGCCAAAGAAGCGCACCTGATGCTTGAGCGGATAGCCTACCGGTACGGTTATGATTTGACCGATGAAAAGCAATACCGCCGTGCCGTTCAGGAAGCAACCGCCGCCATTGCAGAACAGGCGGTGAATGCCGATTGGAAACCGTCAGGCCTGATGCAGCGCCTGTTCATGTATATCAAGCACTGGTTACGGCAGCAGGGGCTTATCTCGCATGTCTCTGATAGTGAGCTTTCACTGGCCGTGGCCGAGATGTTGCGGATTGGGGAAAAGCGGTTGTCGGTTGGTTTGGGTGGTGATGAGGCGATGTTTGCCGCTGCCTGGCATGGTTCGCCGCATGATCATAATGGGTTTAGTACGGCGCATATCGGCACGGGTGAAGGGGCGCAGGCTTACGGGTATGGTCTTTACTTTGCAGGTAGCCGGGATGTTGCGGAGTGGTACAAGGAGACGCTTGCGCGGCGGAATAAAAACTGGCAGAAAATAGCCAAAGATTCTGCTGATCGTGCAGAGGCAGATTATGCAAGGTTTAAAAAAGAGTTCCCTGAACTTGCGCAAGAATTTGAATGGAACATCCACGAACACGCTCCAAGGTCGATAGACGACAGAGAAACAGCAATTGAGTTTAGCAACCTCGTTTACGCTAATTCCGTTGGCAAAGATTATAGATATGCCGAAGAAGGTTTCCAAAACAAAATAAAAGATACAGGATTTGAACGTTCTCCGGAACCGGCTGAAGAAGAAGCCAAAGGCAAACTCTATCAAGTTGAACTCGACCCAAAAGAAGATGAATATCTGTTGTGGGACATGCCGCTGAATGAGCAGAGTGAAACCGTGAAAGAGTCTATTCAACGAGCGTTTGACGACATAGTAAATAACGAAACTGACTATCATAAAGCCAGTAGGTTGAGTAGAGATTATGCCGATTATGCACAAAGCAACAATGTAAACGGCCAACAAGCGTACAACCTGATATCAAAGTCAATTGCTGCGGATGACTCAGAACAAAACAGACAACGGGCCGCTTCTGAATATCTCCATTCTCTCGGCGTCCGTGGCATTAAATATCTGGACGGCTCCAGCCGAGGCAAGGGTGAAGGCAATTACAACTACGTCATTTTCAACGATGCAGACGTGGAAATCACCGCCAAGTTTTCTTTACAAGATCAGGCTATCTCACAACACGCCGCCAAGATAAACGCCCCTGCCAAAGTAACTGATATGGTCAAGAGCCTGATTGAACTGGCAGGCCAGAGTATTCCTGAGCGCCTGAAAGCCAATATCGGCAAGATCCTCTCTAATCCGTGGTTCGGTAGTGAGGGCAAACCGATACGCCGCCATGTTGTTAATCTCAATCTTGAGCGTAGCCAGAACCGCAACGGCATTATCTCTGATCTATTTCAGGCATCGGAAGGCTATACCGGAGTTGAAGGGCTGGATAACATTCTTAAGAAAGCCAGCAAAGAAGAATTAAAACAGTTTAACGACTTGATAAAGCATGGTGACGAAAACGGAGTTGCCACCTACTTCACCAGAGACGAGCTGTACCGGGGAAAAACCAAGTTCGGCAAAGTCGGTAAAACTGTTGTTGAAGCATATCGGGCCTTTCATGAAGTTATGAATGCCGCCAATCGGGTACGCTTCCAGCAGCTCGATGAACTGTCAATGCTTCCATACAAGGATCAAGAGTGGTTCGCTGATCTGGTCGAACTCCTGAATAAGAACATGGAGCGAGCAGCACACCTTGATGCGAAAGAGGCAAGTGAAGTTCACCGGCTGATTCGCAGTCTTAAGCGTAACCTCACTGATGATGAACTTGCCAGCGGCGAGAACCCCGCCAAGATCAAGGCGAGCCCTGCTGTTATCGCCGCCTATCGTGACTTCTGGAAACAGGTTGACCAGACCGAGAAGAAACACCAGGGGAATATGCTCTCTGCTTTCCGGGATATCCTTGGCTACCGTGGCGAACTGGACAAGCTCAAGAGCGAGTGGGGCAATCTGAGAGGCTATGCACCGCGTAACCGTAAAGATGGTGACTGGCATGTTTCTGTCTACACCACGAACGAGGAAGGGGAGCGGGTCAAGGTCTACATGAAACCGACTCTGACCGAGACAGGAGCCAAGGGGCTTGTCAGAGAAGTTCAGGCCGATCTTAAGAAGCACCTCAAGGGGAACTTTGAAGCTGGTACCAAGTATGAAGTTGAATACGAGCGCAACAACGCCACGCCGTCTGAGCTGTTGGCATGGAAGGGAAGTGAAGTTGCTGTAGAGGCTTTGCTGAATCAAGCCTTTGATCGTGCCGGTGTTACCGGGAAAATGTCAGTTGAGCAGTGGCAGTCCCTTAAGCATGAAGTATTTCAGGAAATTGCCAAGGAGATCATGGCTCAGGGGTTTGGCCGTCACGGTATCAGCCGTGAGACGACATTGATTGAGGGCTATGATGATGCTGATTATCAGACAGTATTAAAAGAGTATATCAGCGGCATGTCCGGCTGGCTCTCCAAGATGCGCTTTGCCATTGAGACAACCAGCGCGGCCAAGGATATCAGCAAGGCCAATCCATCCGATAAAGTCTGGGTAAATGATTACGTTCAGGACGCTATGAAGAATAGCACCTATCTGGATGAGCTGGCAGCAACCGCCCGCAGCGTCGGTGCCGTGTACTATCTTGGTTTCAAAGTATCATCGGCACTCTTGAACGCTTTCCAGAACTATACCGTTGGCCAGGCAGAACTTTCCCTGATAATGAAAAAAGCTGGTCACAAGGGTTCTGCCATAGCCGCCCTTGCCACTGCACAGAAGGACGTATTGAAGGATTCCGTAGACCGTAAACGCGGCGGTGTCGGGACGCTTACCAAGGAGGAATATGATGTATTGTTCCGTGCGGTTCGCGAGGGCACGGCACAAGCGCAGGCAATTCGACAGATATCCGGTACTCAGGAAATGGGTTTCGGCACTAAATGGAAATGGTTTGTTGAAAAATCTATGACACCGTTCCAGTTGGTTGAACAAAAACTTAACCGTGAACCGGCCATACTTGCCGCATACCGTATATTCAAAAAGAGCGCAGCGGGAACGATTGACGAAGCGGCATATAAAAAGGCCGAAGAGTTTGTGAATAATACTCACTACGTCATGGGCAAAGAGAACCTGCCCGAGATGGTCCGCAAACTGGGGCCATTGGGTAAGACCGCCTATCTGTTTCAGGGGTACGTCCACAACTATATGCACTGGATGTTCAACCGTGCCAAAGATGGGGAGTTCGCCACCATTGCCCGGAGTCTGGGAGCCATTGCCGCATTGGGTGGGGTCTTTGCCCTTCCCGGTGCCGACGATATGGATAACTGGATCATGAAGTGGTTTGGGGTTTCGTACAAAATGAAGTTCAAAAAGTTCGTCAAGGACGCAGCTGGTAACAGCACGCCGGGACAGATCATACAGAACTTCGTCAATCATGGCGTTACCTCCGTGGTCGGTGTTGATATGAGCCGTGCGCTTGCCGTCAACATTCCATTTATCTCTGATCCTGAAAAGACCTTCGGGGAGCGTATCGGTGGAGCGTGGGGCGGATTACTCAAGAAGCCGGGTATGGCTTTGAATGCCCTGCAAAAAGGGGATGGACTCCGGGCGATAGAAAATATTGTGCCTGAATTCTTGGCTAATCCTATGCGAGCTGCACGTCAGTACAATCAGGGAGCCACAACGCTGGGAGGTAAACCGGTCTTTGACGAGACAGGTCGTCAAGTAAAATACAGCGGTACCGATGTTGCCAAGAAGATGCTCGGTTTCAATCCTCTTGAAATCAGCGACCGGACCAACCTGAAAAGCGACGAGCGGGATCTAAACGCTTACTGGAAGTCGGAACGGGATGATGCTCTTGCCGGAATCCGGAGAGCAAAGAACTCGGAAGATATGAAAGCCGCTGTGCGTGGCGTCGTAAAATACAATACGGAGCTTCGCAAGTCTCAGGCTTTCGGCCTGGTGCCGATCATCAAGGCCGAAAGTATTCAGAAATCACGTACCTTTAAGCCACAAAAGAAAACAATGGCATGGGAACGAAATCAGATTGAGTAATTATTATTTTATCTATACTATCCGCCGTAATTATGACGGATGCGAAGGGGAACGCGCATGTTATATCAAACATTAAGTGGCAATACATCAAACGTTGGACTGGCAATAGCACAGGGCGGAACCGCTACCATCAAGCCGTCAATAGTCCCGCAAATGATTCAGGGTTCTATTGCTACACTCGTTCCTGATACGGTTTCGATTGATGCAAATGGTGATTTTAGTTTCTCCATTGCCCGGACAGCTCGCGTTCGCCTGGTGATAACTGACAGCTCGGGGAGAATATGCGCTGATGTTCCTTTGCAAATCACGGACGATGCAGCCGCCAATCTGTCTACCTACATGGAGACGGTGCCACCGGAAGTATTGCGCAACACTTTTATCAACGCCGCAAATGCCGCAGCAAGTGCCGCCGCCGCTCTTTCCAGTAAAAATTCAGCTGATGCTGATGCAGCAACAGCCGTTGCCGCCGCCGCTACTGCATCGAATAGCGAAATAGCAACAGCAGGCTATGCAGCCGCAGCCGCCAACTCTGTTATGGATGCAGAGACACAGGCGGACATTGCAACATCCAAAGCAGGGGCCGCAGTAATATCGGCGGTAGCTGCTGAACAATCAAGGGTAGCTGCAGTTGCACAAGCCGCTCTAGCAACATCAGCTGGCGCAGCTCAAGTTGTTCTCGCTACCGGTCAGGCAGTAAGGGCGGAATCAGCCGCCGCCGCCGCCGCAGGCCAGATAATGACCGTTGCAAACAACCTCATCCTAACCCAGACCATGATGGTCGAACATTTCGCTTTCGCGTAAAGGAGAATCACAATGGCAACTATTGATGATCTGGTAGCGTCCACCACGGCACTGACTACCGCAGTAAACGTTTCAAAGGCAACGCTGGATGCAAAGGTTACAGCTGCTTCCGGTTCCGCAGTTTCCGCCGCTCAAAGCGTCCTCGACGCAAAGGCGCAGGCTGATGTTGTCGCAGCCTCCGCAAACCTCGTGCTTCCCGCCAAGGTCAACAGCATCGGCGCACCTGGCGGGGCTGGTTTCGGTGTCGGCATTTGTCCTATTGTGCCTGCCGGTTTTGTGGCGCTTCCCGGTGCTACTGATCCAGCTCACGCCAATTATGGCAACTACATGTATCAGGATGGTTCAATTATGTGCTGGATACCGAAGTTCTGGTATCGCGTGGCTCATGCATCAAACCCTACCTATGGTGTGCATGGTGTCAACTCGGTTGACGTGCGTGGTCTTGAGACATTCTCGTCTACGGTTCTGGCGAATGCGTCCGGTTATGCTATTCACCGCATGTTCATTGATGGCGATGTGGAAAAGTCCGGCTGTTTCGTGGACAAGTACAAGTGTTCTGAAAACGTCTGGGGAACAGGCCGGATTGCTTCGTCAATCGCAAACGGTAATCCGATCAGCACGGCGTATGACCACAATACCATTGCCAACCTTACCGCTGTTCGTACTGCTCACCCTGCTACCAAAGCAATCACTGCTGCTACCAAGGCGGCAAACTGCCAGATCACCATTACCGGGCATTCCTATGTTGTCGGTCAACGGTTTGCAATCAGTGCTGTTGTCGGCATGACAGAACTTAACGGGCTTGTTGCTCAGGTTGTTTCGGTTGTCGATGCGAATAACGTCACGGTTAATATCAACTCGACCGCTTTCACGACCTACACGTCAGCAGGTACATGCACTGCCGGTACAAACGCTTATTACTCGGCAATCACCGCAGCCAAAGCAAGGGATGGTGTGAACGGTGCCGTCAATGCTTCGTCAATGTTCTTCTGTACGACCCGCTTTATTACTGCCGGTCTTGCTCTGTTGGCTCTGGCACATGGTCAAGCTTCCAGTGCTACAACTTACTGCGCCTGGTATTCAGCGGGCGCAACAAACTTTCCGAAGGGCTGTAATAATAACGCGCTTAAGGATGTCAACGATACCGCTGTTACCTACCAGACAGACGGGTATTCCAATTGCGGCAAAACCGGTTCAGCAGGTTACGGCGGCGGAGTCGGCAATACTTTTGCCAAGACTACCCATAACGGCCAAGCATCTGGCGTGGCTGATCTGAATGGTCTGATGTATGATATTAATCCCGGCCTGACTTGCATCACTTCCACCAAGGCAATCACCGGCATTTCTCAGGCTAACCCCGCTGTTGTTACTGCTACAGCTCACGGACTTGTCAACGGCCAGCAGATTGTAATATCAGGAGTTGTTGGTATGACGCAGGTAAATACGTGTGTCCATACCGTTGCCAACGTCACGGCGAACACCTTTGAGCTATCCGGTGTCAACTCTACCGGCTACACGGCGTACACCTCTGGCGGCACGATCACTCTCGGAACGTTCTATGTTTACAAGAAGGCTACCGCCGCCAAGTCTCTCGGGGCTGGCAATACCCTCTCGACTGATGTATGGGGCGCAACTGGTGTTGCTGCACATTCCGATGTTATCACGGTGCCAATGGTAAACGGCGGTTGTGGAATGTACTTCGGCAACGCTGCTAATCAGGTGCTTTCAGAAGCTACCGCTGGCGATCCTTGGCAGCTCGCGGGGCTTGGCTTTCCAAAAGACGGCAACGGCGTCTCTGCCGCAGGCAGTAGTCTTTTCGGAAACGACTACTTCTATGAATACTTCATAAACGACATGGTGCCGATCTCGTCGTTCCACTGGAACAACGCTGCGGGTACTGGTGTGTGGGGCGTGTCCCTGACTGGCTCTCGGCCGGGCGCGGGCAACAATGTGGGTTTCCGTTCCGCCTGTTACCCTGCGTAAGAGAGCGATAGCGACCGATGGTTATCGACCCTGAGGCAAATTTGTGTAGAAAGTTCATGGAGTTTAGCAAGCTCCTGAACCTCTACCTGAATCACTTCCCGAAGTTTGAGAAGTTTGCGCTGGAACAGCGCATCAGAAATACGGCGTATGAAGTATACGACCTGATAAGCGAAGGCCAGAAACGCTATCACAAGAAAACCACGCTTTCAAATCTGGATATCGCGCATGAACGGTTGAGAATGCAATTGTTGCTGGCGTATGAGCTCGGCTACTTCCGCTTCAAGGATGGCAAGAAGCAGGAGAAATCAGCCGGTGAACTTGAAGCACACCGCTTTAGCGCGATAACCAGATTGAATGATGAACTTGGGCGAATGATTGGCGGCTGGATTAATAAATTGAAGGAGGAGAACCGTTGGTAGGAAACGGGCAATAACTCAATATGGTGCCGATCTCGTCGTACAACTGGAACAACAATACGTATGCTGGTGTGTGGAGCGTGTACCTGGGTAGCTATCGGACGAGCGCGAGCAACACTGTGGGTTTCCGTTCCGACTCTCTTTCCTCATGCCGCTATGTTTCGCGGGTAGTGGAAAAACAGGGAGCTATTGTCCGGCACTCAGTTCGTGCGAAATCACCAGTCCACTTCTTTCTGGTAGGGATTGCCCGAACGTCAGGGGTGGCACAATGAAACGAACTGGCGGATTGTTCGATAAGGTCTTTACCCCTGAGAATCTCTATCAAGCGTTTCTGGATGCTCGCAAGGGCAAGCGTTCCAAGAGAGCAACCTTTGAGTTTGAGAAACATCTGGGCGCAAACCTTGATGATCTACACCGGGAGATTCACAGCGGTTCCTATCGGCCACGTATCTACCAGGTGTTTCAGGTCACAGAACCTAAGCCGCGTATTATTCATGCTCCTGCTTTTCGGGATATCGTTGTTCAACACGCTATCTATCGTTTCATCTATCCAATATATAACCGAACCTTCATAGATCAATCGTTCGCCTGCCGTGTCGGTATGGGTACTCACAAAGCCAGCGACTACACTCAGGCGGCATTGCGAGCCAGTGACGGAGATAGCTATACCCTGCAACTGGATATCCGAAAGTTCTTTGCCAGTATCGACCGGGACATTTTACGGAGCCAGTTGGTAAAGAAGATCAAAGACCAGCGGTTAATCAATATCATGATGATGTACACCGAGAAGGATACCGATACCGGCATACCTATCGGCAATCTGTTAAGCCAGATGTACGCGCTGATCTACCTCAATCCGCTCGATCATTTTATCAAGCGGGTCCTGAAGATCAAAAAGTACGTGCGCTATGTGGATGATTTTATCCTGATTGGTATCAGTCGTCCTGATTGCGTGAAGCATCTGAAAACCATCATCGCGTTTATCACTGACAATCTGCATCTCTCATTATCGCGGTTCGGCATTCAGAAGGTTAAGCGCGGCTTGAACTTTGTTGGCTATCGCACCTGGCGCACTCGCAGATTCATTCGCAAGTATTCCCTTTTCAAGTTCAAACGTTCCTGCAAGCAGGGCAATCAATTATCAATGGCATCTATCCTCGGTCACGCCTGCCGTACCGATAGCTTGCCACGGTTAATATCCATACTCAAGGAGGCTATTCACAATGGCAAAAATCTATCAGTACCAAAAGGATTCAGACGAATTCACGGAGTACCGTGTCTCGGGTGAAGGCGTTACCGAACTGTGTACGCTTGACGGCACAACATTTATCAGTGTGGCCGGTGAGCTGCCGGTGCATGATTCACGGCTAACTGTTACCGAAGTAACGTTGACCGACGAGCTACGCGACCGGATCAAGTCGGCAAGCGTCCACGTTGCGCTTATCACCAGCAGAATGCAGGAGCGTATCAGGGCAAAGTATAGCCTTGAGGATGAGGCGTATTTCTCCCGCATTGGTGTTGGTGTCGCTCTGGGGGCGTATACCTTCCAACCGGGGGAGCAAGATGCACTGCTTGCTTTCGGTGCCTTTGTGGAGGAAGTCAGGCAGTGGGGCCGTGACGAGAAAGCAGTTCTGGGGCTATGAGAGTCCGTCTTGTTCTGATACTGGCATGGCTGGCAATCGGATTGCTGAACAGTGCCGTGTGGTTTTGGATGGGTGTCTCGATCCTGTTCAACACCACACGGGCAGTCAGTATCGCCGTTGCCTATGACCGTCTTGGCAATGCAGCAATGGGACAAGGCGACCGGGAAACAATCAGCTCGTGGAGTGGCCGCAAAGATGGTTGGCAGGAACGGTTTATCAACTGGATATTCCTGCACCTGATGGGTGAAGAGAACCACTGCGACAAGTACCGCGAGGTTTGGAAATGAGCCGGGAAGCGATCAACCGCAAAGTGGTGGAGATGATCCGCAGCCGGTACAGCGTGGATGATGAATTAGGGATCTTGCGCACGGCACCTTCGGAAGAGGCCACGCAATACAATGCCTGGGTGGAAGAGTGCCGGGCATGGGGTAGAGGCGAAAAGGCATTACTGGCAGGATCTGCAATTCAATAACTTGATGGAGTCCACTTATGACAACACTATGCCAGCAAGGGGAAAGACTCGTTACCCTTGAGATGATTCTGAAAAGTGTGTCGGATACACTGGCTGAACAAAAGCAGCTTGGCGCAAAAACGTATGAAGTGCTCGCGGATATATCGGAGCAGGGCGCACAGATCAAGTCATTGACCGAGCGAATGGGCGAAGCTGAACGGGATATTCAAGCCGCGTTCAAATCCATACGGCGCATTGATCTGCTGCACGCGAAAGAGTGTGGGGTTGAAACCGTTGAAGCTGAACGGCAAAAGTTCTGGGACGGGGTAAAGACCCAGATAACGCCGTACGCAATTAGTGGCCTGCTGTTCATTCTTTGGCTGGTAGATAAGCTGAATGTGTTTCAAACCATAGCGAAACTATGGAAAGAAATGAAGGGGTAGAAAGGAGCTTAAGATGAAAGCAGCAGAATTTTCCCTGATTGTAAGCCTCGTTATTGTCACTCTTCTGGCGGTGTTTCTCTTGGTGCCTGCCGGAGCTTTGGCCGCTGCCGAGATCGTGACGCTTCGCTTAATGCAGCTGGCGGTTTTACTGGTTGCATTCTTTGTCACGGTATACTGTCTACGTGGCACGAAGTATGACGTGCTCCAAGAGGTATTTGAACGAGACAACATGGCCGCTGCCATATTCGTTTCGGCGTTGCTCTTGGCAATGGCCGGTGTAATCGGCAAATGAAACGGTTCCTACTTATAACTATTTTGTTAGCGTCAACAACATGGTCGGAAGCAGCGCCATTGCAAGATCGCGTAATTGCCAATAGCACAAAGTATCTGCATGTCCGGGAGCTGCACAACGACAATCGCGGGCCAGAGATTGACACTTGGCTTAAGTATCTGGGTTTGCCAATGGGACAGCCATACTGTGCCGCGTTCTATATCTGGAACTATCACGAGCAGGGCCACAACCTGCCACGGATAGGCCGATGTTCGTTGCTCTGGAAAGCGTGCCGGTCGAATGGATTGCGGTACCGGACGTTCGACGCTGAGGACGTGGCAATGGGGATAGACAAAATCATGCCTGCTGACGGCATTATCTGGAGGCATGGCCGTGACACAATCCCAAATTTCAGCGGGCACGCTGGTATTGCTCTTGCTCAGACCGGACGTACTTCTTTCAGATCACGAGAGGGAAACACTCAACCGGGAAATACTGGCAACCAGCGAGAGGGTGGCGGAGTATTTGACCGTAACAGAAGGCTCGACATTGGTTCAGCATTCGCGGTAGTCGGATTCATAAGGGTAAGGTGAAGTTATGGCAAAGGCGTGCAAGTTCTGCGTATTTCTTAACAGCTATGTTTGTGACAATCAGGACTGCATTGATTGTGGCCAGTGTAAAAAACCGGGGGTAGCTGCATGACCACTGTTGCATGGGATGGACAGATGATGGCAGCTGACAGGCAACTAACACTCGGCGGTACCGCGATACCGCTTAAGAAGATATTCCGCTATAGCAATGACCTGGTTGGATGTTGTGGCAGTGTTCAGGAATCCATGTTGTTTCTGGAATGGTATCGCAATGGTAGAGATCCAGATAAAAGGCCGAAACTTGATGAAGGTTTTTCCGCAATGGTTATATCTGCCGGACTGTGCCAACGTTTTGAAAACCTGCTTATGCCGTATCTGATAGATATGCCCTACTGGGCAGCTGGCAGCGGGGCGGATTATGCACTTGGTGCAATGGCCGCAGGCAAGAATGCCAAGGAGGCCGTAGAGATTGCCATTAGATTTGATACGGGCTCAGGTCTTGGGATTGATGTATTGGAAATCGGGGAGGAAGGTGAACTATGATAGGACTCGGGAGTATCGCCACAACGTTGAATCCGTACCTGTTGTACATCAAGATTGCCCTTGTTGCAATTATCATAGCCGGACTGGCATGGTTTGGCTGGCATGAGAAAAGTATCCGCGCTGATCTGGACAAGTATAAAGCGGAAGCAGCACTACAAAAAGCGTCAGCAGAGATGTATGCGCAGCAATTCAATAACTATATTCAGCTCAATAAGGAGATTGCAGATGCAATCAAAAAGGTCAGAGTCCAGTCAAATACATACATCGACAGTGTTGAAGTTTCGCAACCTCCTGTTGCTGATGGTGATAGTTTCGTGCTTATTCCTCCTGGGGTGCCCAAAGCCCTGCCCCGTTTGCCCGGATATCAGAATTACTCTGCCGGTAGAACAAGCGCCGCTCCTTCGTGAAGTTCCAGTAGTCCGGAGGGAAAATGAATATTGTCTCTCTGATCGTGGCCGGAAGGATGTGCTGATAAACTTGGAACTGATTCGTGTCTGGGGAGAAATAAACTTCACTACGATTGAGCAATTTAATAAAAGAGGGGGTGTTACCAGTGCCAAAGAAAGCCAGTAAAGGCGGAGGAAAGGGATGCTGAAAATTACAGACGCTAAATTGTCTGGAATTGTATGGAATTTTACAAAATTATGGGGCTACGGGAAACCCGTAACCCCTTGATATCTGGTCGGTGAGACTGGAATCGAACCAGCGACCCCCTGCTCCCAAGGTATGACCGACTTAGCGCAAGCTCAGTATTCATGCGGGTTCAGGAGCAACTTTTTGAACTAACATTACAGAGGCTATCTTTACCGCCTCTGATTGCAGGTGCTCTGCAATGAAGTGTGTATACTCCTGCGTAGTGCGTATATCCTCATGTCCAGCGAGGTCACGCATAGCAGATACAGAGACACCGGCCATAAGACCACTGGTTATGAAACTGTGTCTCATGAGGTGGTTATATACCCTCTTATCGATTCCGGCTGATACGGCTGCCGACTTAAGACTTTTCATTATATTGGTATAGGGACGTTTTGTTTTAGGATTCACAAAAAGAAAGTCTGCTGGTTGTTTTTTCTCTCCCGCTTCCTCAAGTGCCTTATACAGATCCGGTGTAACTATCGGTACAACTCTGGTCTTATCGTTCTTTCCTGTTATAATCAGGCAATTGTTCTTAAGATCTACGTTTCGCTTGCGGAGCGTCAGTGCTTCGGTTTTACGTAGACCATTCTGTAACATCAACATTGTAAGGGTTCGCTGGAATCCTTCCTTCTGCTGCTCGATCAAGGCGGGAATTTCAGTCAGGGCCAACACAACCTTCCCTTTTGCTTTTTGTTGATCCTTACTAAACCCCTTCGGCAAGTCACCAACAGTATACTTTTCTTCATCTCTCGCCCAACGGATAAAGGTCCTGAAATAGTTCAACTCAATCTGGATTGAACGCTTACTGACGTTTCGTGTTTCAGCTACGCAACGGGTAGCATATTCTTCGTCGGTTTCAGCATAGCTGTCATGCACTCGATCTGTTCTATGTTTTCTCCGTTTTGGAATAATCAGTGTTGCAAGACGATCCGCCTTATATGGTTCATAATCGCTGTTACGAAGATATGAGATATACTTGTTACCCAGGTACGGAATAAGACGCTTGAAAGCCGCCATGCATTCAGTGTGAGTTTTAGGCTTCATATTCGTCTGGTGCCATGTAAAGAAGCTGTCCAGCAGATCTATTACTTTGATACGGCCATTATTGTCTGGTTGCAGTCCACGCAATTCACGCTCAAAAGCGAGGGCTCGTGCTTCAGTGCCTTCGTATGGTATGTATTCCGTGGGCTTGTAGGTCTTAGAGCCCTTACGACCGTGACTGATGATGATGTGCCACCAGCCTTTTTTTGTGGGGTGCGGTTTTATTGACATATTAGGAGAGTACCTTTGCATGGCTTAATAAGACCGAAATGCGCTGGTCGTCAAGCTTATACATTATGTCGATAATGGCTATACGCGGATCGTCATACTCCATCAATAGCGTGTGTAAAGGGACATCGAAATATGCAGACAGCCGTTCAAGGCTTTTGTATGTAGGTACTTTATGCGGATAAGTTGCCCATTCGTGGATTGACGTTGAGGGCGCTCCCATTTCACGCGCTAATATATTGTAGCCATTTTTCTTGATTGGAGCATGGCTCTCACTACTGCCGCCTACAGCATCTTGGATTAATTTTTGATAGCGCTTCATAGCTATCTCCAACTTCTTTTCAACCGGTCTTGTGAATCCTCTAAATCCTTCTGCGCCCTACGCAATCTCTCTTCGCTCTCTTTTCTTTGTTTCTCTTCCCGTTCTTGAATAACTAATGCCTCTCTTGATTTACGCAGTTTTAATTCCTCAGCGTTACGATCAATCTCTTGCTGGGCATAGCTCTTTTCGCGTGCCACTTCGTTCTGGCGGTACTGCCCATCTGCAACAGATAGTGCCCTTTTTTCTGATTCCGATAACGGTGCCCCGACACAAATAGCCTCAACCCTGTCGCCATGATCTATGATTTGGTATTGAGCACACTCAGAAAATACCAACGCAGGAAATAGAGACATGATGATAAAAAGAATTGGCTGCATATAAAGTCTCATATAATCCCCCTCAGCTATTTTATTATCTGCTGGGCTTAGTAAAATAAAACAACGCAGCACCAACAAGTGTTACCACGGCAATTTGCACAAATAAGGTAGACATTGTGATTGTCCCAGTTGGTATTGGTGTAAAAATAAATTGGTAACCCTTGTTGATGTGTCTTGCAGCACCCTCGGATGTTGACCAGTTGATGTGCCAAGGAGGGAATAAACCCATTAAAACATCCAGTATGACCGTTGTAATGCCTATCCATTTTTGCGTCTCACTCATAAATTAACCCCCGACTGAAAGGCATAAACTACACCGCTTTTCTCTCTTGTAATTCTTTCATCTTATCGAAGATACGTTTCGCCTTCTCAACGTCATGTTGAATATCCTTCTGTGTGTCTGAATCTACCGCACCCATCATCCGTACTACAGCCACGGCCTCCGGGCACTCTCGTGCGATTCTTATCATTTCATATTCCGCTGGTGTTAACCCTTGTACGACCTGCGCAACTTCGTATTTCTGTTCGGATTCTCCAACAATATTTATATTAAGTGTTCGTTGTATCGAAATAAGTAGTTCGCCACCTGGTACTGATTTCCCATTTTCAATGTCACTTAGGTTTCCTGCTGAAGTGCCAACCTTTGAGCCTAGCTCTCTCAGCGTAAGTTTACTAGCTTTTCGGGCGGCGTGTACCGCTGAACCAATAATGTTCGGAGTATCGATTTTTTTATTTGACATGTTCGTGATTCCGAATTATAAATAATTGCGTGACACACAAAAGAACTACCCACACATGGGAGAACGAGGCTTGTCGATATGAACTTCTTTCGCAACAGAATCCTGAATCCTGTCTCTGAGTTCCTTTATGACCGCTTCCGCTTCTATAAGTTGCTGTTCAAGAGTCGCTACCTGCGCTTCAAGCTGCGAAATGCGCTCAGTCGCATTCGCAAGCTGAGCGCTGAGAATGATTATTTGCTCGGCCATAGACCAACTCCCTTCTGGTATCACTGCAAAAAATACTTAATCAGGTTGAAGCTCAATAAACTGCGTCACTTCACAACAAAGTACGCCCACTAAAAGAATTATACCTTAACTATTTAGTGAATCACAAAATACAACAGTATTAGAGGCAAAGCAATGAAAACAGAATATGCAGAAGTCGTTATAGGTGGTCGGCCTCCAAGTGGTGCTAAGCGTGGCCGCCCGCCACTTGGAGAAGATGAAGCCCTTCGCCGTGGCCGCATTATTGTCAACCTCCCCCCGGAGCGAGCCAAACAGGTCAAGCGATTGGCACTAGCTCGTAACTTAAGCTACTCAAAGTTTTGTACTTCGCTGTTGTTGCCTGAGCTTGACAAGCTCGAATGTACCGCCTGATCTGCACTATCCGTCAAAACTGCGGCTGATGATATGAAATTAACTTTCAGGAGAAACGCATGTTGAGCATCGAAATACCAGACAAAGAAATCCTTGAATGCACATCAGCGAAAGCAGCTCTCAGGATGTCACTGGAACGCTCCGCAAACAATCAGAAGGCCGTAGCAATTGATCTTGGCATTACAGAAAGCCACCTCTCCCGCGCTCTCAACTCTAATTATGATGTGACACTCCGTCACGATCGCATTGTTCCGTTCATGGTCAGCTGTGGTAACGCGATTTACCTGCGCTGGCTTTATTTACACATGAAGGATTTGCTTCCTGAACCTGACCGGCATCACCGCCCTGGGGATGTTGAAATGATTGGCTCCGAGATTGAGGAATTGAAGCTGATGCTGCGAGAAGCAATCGAAGAAATTAAGGCGTCACGTCAGGTGAAACCATGTCACGAGTGCCGTGCGCATTTTGCCTTGTCTCCAGAGAAAGGCTTTATCCCGGCATGGCTCGTAACTGCGGCTCTTTGGATCGACTTTGAAACAGGAGGTGAACTGTGAGCGCAATGATTCAATCAATGATTGCTGATGCAAACAGACGGGTGAAAGCCAGTAATAGCCGAGTATTCGGCAAAAAAGCTACTGACCAGAAAGTCCATGAACACCTATTCAAGTGTGTCGAAATCTACATTGACTCCTTCCGTAAAGATCCAGCCAGCAACAATACAAAAGCAGCATTTCAGGAAATGTCTCAGGCGACAACATTATCACGGCGGAATCTCAAGCCATGAATGCCGCCATCGATCTGGGAGTTTATCCAGTGGCAGGAGAGGCCGGACGATATCACGTCAAGTCAACCGGTCGGGGCTTGCTATATCTGGTTGATTTGGATGAACTGGCAAGCGGTTGGTGTGGCTGCCCTCATTTTGAATACAAGGTTGCAGTGTCTTTATCACCGGTTGCCGAATGTAAGCACATTCGTTCCGCTAAGGCATATCGGAAATTACAGCGGTGTTTCGGAGGGGCAAGGCCATGACTGCTGAACAGATGATTTTAGACCGACTGGACTCTATTGAGGGGATGTTGCGTAAGCTGATGAATCCGTTGCCTCCTGTTGCTCTGACTGAAAATGATTTTACTCGGGCAAAGCGTGCAGCTCTTGACGCTCGGGAAAAGAGTCAACAGCGGCGACAACTCAGGCAGGCGGCACAGGCATGAGAATAGATCCTCGCATGTTGTTTGTAATCAAGTCACTGCATGGTTTGGTTCTGGCTGGTGAGGCGATGGAAGTGGAAGAGATTGAAGGTTTGAAAATGGTGCTTGAATCAGTCGTTATCGACGGGAGGGAATATCATGACGGACTATAAAAATCTATGTAACTGGCGGAGGAACAGGATGATCCAGAACCAGAAAAAAGCAGCTCAGGCGATATTGTTCACGGTTATGGCGGTGTTGATATACGGGTTTGTCGGCTATTTGGAGCAGGAGCCGGTTGTGGTTGAGGCTGTTATGCCGGTTGCCAAGAGCAACACGCAAGAGCGGATCGAGACGATGTTGCCGGAACCGGTGGCCAAGGCGATTGCGGAGCGCACTGAATACCCTCTGACAATGGCGAGTATCGCCCATACGGAAAGTGGGGGGGGGCAGTACGCGGTTGGTGATGGCGGCAAGGCTAAGGGCATATTTCAAGTGTGGGGCTCACATCATGGCACGGTACCGGATTCTATCGAAGGACAGGTTGACCAGGCGAACCGTTTATTTTTGCAGATGGTCAAGGAGCATGGTTATCGCGGTGCCGTGGCTCGCTGGAACGGGAGCCCGAGCAATCCGAAGGTAAAGCAGTATCAGCGGGTTGTGCTTGCCAAAGTACAGGCGATGGAGACTCAGCGATGAGTCCGGTATGGGTTGCATTCTGGGTCGGTATTTTCATTGGCAGTATGGCCGGAGTGTTTGTCGTGGCTCTCTGTGTTGCAGCCAGAAGCGGGGATGAATTACCGACACCGTGCCATTGTGACCATGCGAATCAAGGGCGTGCGTGTCGTGAGTGCATAGATGGTCAATTTAAAAACCGGGAGGCGGCATGAAGATCAAACGAACAAAAAAAGGAGCAAAGATTGAATTGACGGCAAGTGACGTTGACAGTGCGGTGATGCAGTTCGTCTGTACCTGTCACCCTGAATTTGCCAGAGGCTACAGCATTAACACACTGGATGCTCAGGCGGTAACGGTTGAGGCAATACTTGCTGTACGGAAGCAGGGGGCCGTGAACGATATCGGTGTACCTGGTCAAGATGGGTTTGGTGTCGGTGTTTGTCCTGGGCCGTTGCCTGCTGGCATGACGGCAAGCGATACCTACGGTAACTACATCTTTACCGATGGTTCGATTATGGTCTGGATTCCGGCATTCTTCTACAAGATCGGTACTGACAAGAACCTTCTTCCTCTTCATGCCGTTTCAATCAAACCATTCGATCACTTCAAGGATATGGCGCACGCTAAACACAGCGGTTATGCCCTGCACCGTGCATTCTATGACGGTGGGGTGATTCAGCCGGGAGTGTTTGTTGACAAGTTCATGTGCTCCAACAACGGCGGCATCGCTTCTTCGCTGATGTTCGGCAAGCCGCTGTCTACATACAGCTCACACAATCCTATCAACGACCTGAACGGCAGGCCCGATAATGCGTTTTATGGAACCATTCAGGCCGCCAAGACTCGCGGTGCCGATTTCTTTGTAAACTCCCGCTTTATTCATGCCGCCCTCGCCCTGCTTTCTCTCGCTCATGCCGGTGCATCTACCGACACGACTCATTGCGGTTGGCTTGGTGACAAGAACAACTTTCCCAAGGGCTGTAACAATGGAAGCCGTGGCGATTATTTTGATTCAGAGATTCGCTATGAGGGTGACGGCTATGGTCAATGCGGTTTGACCGGCAGTGCCAACCATTTCAACCGTACTACCCACAACGGTCAAGCGTCTGGCGTGGCTGATCTGAACGGCCTGATGTATGAGATTAACCCCGGTGTCACATCTGACGGCAAGCAACTGCTAGCGATGAATACCGCTGCTCGCATGAAGGATATGACCAGCGGCATTACTTCACCTACTGACCATTGGGGGCCAAAGGGACGCAAGAAGAATTACGAGCCATTGCCGGATTCTGATGAGTTTCCGATTGCTCGCGGTTATCAGCGATTCGGTAGTGACCTGAGCACTTTGTCCGGCGATCCGGAAGGAACCGGCTGGCAGTTGACCGGTGCCGGTATCGCGCTCCCCGGCAAGCAGAGCAATCCGCTGATGAATGGTGGGTACTGGAACTATCCTGAGAAGGACATGGTGCCGATCTCGTCGTGCAGCTGGGGCTACTCTACGGGTGCTGGTGTGTGGGGCGTGTCCCTGGGTGGCTCTCGGGCGGGCGCGGGCGCCTATGTGGGTTTCCGTTCCGCCTGTTACCTCGCGTAGCGGTGCGATAGCACCCGCTTTGTCGTAGACAACTTTCATGGAGGTAGCCGGTGATGCAGTACATCCGTTGTTTAAATGAGCAGTGTAAATATTACCTGGAACAGCGGTGCACTCAAGGGCTTGTTACCGTGGATGCAGACGGTTTGTGTCGTGAACGGGAGAGCATATGAGTTGTCCCAAGTGCGGTACCCGCCTTCGTGAAGAACGTACATTTTCAGGTTCATCGGGTCTACTCCGGCAGAGCGGTGGATCTGCAACGAATATGATTTCAGGGTTCACTTGCTGGCGTTGCGGTTACTGGCGTGATGCTGATGTTGTGCCGGTGATGATGGCGGTACCGACAAAATCAGAAGAGCCGAAGCGCGAATGGGACCCTGTTGAGAAAACAGCGACTCATTTCATTGTGGTGAAGTTTTACGAAAGCATTGTGAAACAGAGAGAGGCCGGTGTGTCCTGGTACACCGTGGCACAGCTGCTTACTCAATCAGGGTTCAGAGTGCAGGAAAAGACGTTACAGAAGCATTTTCTATTAGAGCAGAGCAAACGATGTGAGGCCGTAAGTGATTAGCATGGGACGTAAAACAGTAGTACTGCGGAAACGCAAGCGAAAGACAAAGGCGTTCACGCAATGCGACCGCTGTGATGCTTACGGCAAGTGCCGGAAGCAGGTCGATTGTGCAAAGCAGGAGATCACGGCCATTATTAACGAGACAACCTACGATTGCCCTGATCGTGTCCTACCGTGGCACGAGAGGGTATGCGCCTGAGTGCATACGATTTAAGGTGAAAATATGAATAAACCGTATGCGGAGCTTAAGTCTCTGCGATTGGAAATGAAGTTTAGCATAGGTGAAATGGCGGGTGTTCTGAATGTGCCGAAAGCAACATATCAGGGTTATGAAACAGGCCGTCGCTCCATGCCAGCCGGATTTATCAATAGAGTACGGGAGTGGCAGCAGCAAGATTTAGAGTTTATGGCCGGTCTACCGGCAAGGATTGACGCGCAACTGGCGCTTGAAGGTTTTGGGTTCGGGATACCAAGCGCAATTACTCGGGAGGAAATGGAATTATGAAGTGGATACCGGTAACAGAATCACTGCCTGATAGCGAAACAACCGTTATGACGTTTGTACCAGATAGCAATGAACCTGTTTGGCCGGGATACCATAGTGGTGAACAATGGATGGATCTGCAAGGCTATCCGATGGACAGCGATTCTGTTACGCACTGGATGGAGTTCCCTGATCCGCCTCAATAAACAATTTGCTGTGCAGCCCAAGGACAAGAGTCAGCGGTCACCTCGCGAAAATGGAAAGTACGAAGTAGCCCGTTGAAAAGGAAATCCTATGCAATCATCCCGTGACATTGTTGGTATAAGCCGCACAGCAATACAATAACACGAGTATCCATCGGGCGGTGATATCCACCCGCGAAGGCAGAGATAAAGCGTCAACAAGGCCATTCTCCTGAATTGGTAACAGGCCGCGTAGCACTAAATGGACTCTAACAAAGGAAAGTTGACGACTAAACCTGACAGCCGGGAACAAGACCGGCACTTAACAAGCTTATCTCTTCCCCCCGGTAACATAGCAGGGAACGCCCGACAGATAGGGAGAATGGCGGGACGCTGATTCGGAGCGAAGCATGTAGGGGAACGCCGTACCAATAAGGATACCGATGAACATAGGCGTGACAGCCGGAGAGACGGCAATAAATCAAACCGGGAGGACAGTATGAATTTTGGACAAGCACTTGAAGCATTAAAAGCAGGAGAACGTGTATCGCGAGCGGGATGGAATGGCAAGGGTATGTTTCTGTTTTATAACCGTGCCAGTGAAGTAAAGATTACAGAAGGTAGACCTTTAGCAGCGGCCTTTCCAGTGGGCACAGAATGTAAGATGCTCCCATATATTATGATGAAAACTGCTGACGAAGGCTTGAATTTTGTTCCGTGGTTGGCATCACAGACAGACATACTGGGTGAAGACTGGGGTGTCGTGTAGTTGTTTTAATCGCTTTGCGGCATGGACAGTGACATGCGGCTTTTAGTAGGAGAATGAGGTAACGACCATGACCAAGAGGATTAATCAAGGACGGCGGGAACGAGAGGCTGGAAAACGCCATAGGCGTGGCAAAGTGTATTGCTTTGCAGCGGGTCAATCACCGTTGAAGCTCGGTAAAAAGAAGATGCGCATATATTTCTGCAAGTCTTTTGCTGCCCTTGATCGTACCTCGAAGCATCTGCCTGTGGCCGACTCCGAAAGCAACGCCTAAATGGTACGGCGGAGAGATTGACATAGTACGAGCGGGGTGCAATTCCCCGCCAAAGCGAACTACTAAAACAGGAAAGGATTGTGATGATTACTCAGGAAACAGCAGAAAGAATCTGGAAGTGTTACAGCGAAATATCCAAGGGCAAAAGCCTCATTGAAAAGATGGAAGAAGCCATAAACACCGGCACGGCTCCTAATCCAATAGATCCTTATGGCCGGGAGCAGGTTCTTAAGCTCGGGGTGCCTTCTGGCGAACATAGTCACACGCTGTTTGATGTAAATCCTCGTCTGGCTCTTTCTGTTATCCGTGCTCACATTGCTGAAAAACAGAAGCAACTTATTGAAGAGTGTGAACGGGCACGGATTGAGCTGGACTTACCATACTGACGGGTGGGTCGCTGCCCTCCCTTAACCGGTGAGCCCAATAGTTGGGGAACCTCTGCCGTAGCACAAGCATGGCTGGCAGATGCAAATACGGGTCGAACAGTGGGTAGCGTGACAGCCGGGAAAGACCGGCACACAATTAACCGGAGGTGCTCAATGAAATGTTTTTACCACAGCGCAGATCATGATGGCCGCTGTTCTGGCGCAATAGTTAAAGAAGTACATCCTGAATGTGAACTGGTCGGCATCAATTATGGACAGCCGTTTCCGTGGGATACGATCCTATCTGACGAGCTGGTGTATATGGTGGACTTTTCGCTACAGCCATTCACTGACATGATCCGTCTAAAAGAGGCGTGCGGTGCATTAGTCTGGATCGATCACCACAAGAGCGCCATTGAAGAGCGGGACGCTGCCGGTGTGCCTTTCAATGGAATGCAGGTTGTCGGCAAGGCTGGTTGTGAACTGGTGTGGGAATGTCTGGTTGGTTCTGACATGCCGCGTGCGGTGTTTCTGTTGGGGCGCTATGACGTGTGGGACTGGATGAATCACCCTGGCGCAATGGAGTTCCAGAAAGGCGTATGGCAGTTCAATACTGATCCGAACAATAGCGAGTTCTGGCACCGCCTGTTTATTGATGATGAACTGGTGGCAGAGATTACTCATGACGGAGCCCTGCTACTGGCGGCACAGAAGAAAGACAATGAGAGCTATCTTCGGACGTGCGGCTTTGAAACTGAGCTGGATGGCTTGCGGGTGTTGGCCGTCAACAAGGGGCTGACAAATTCCACTGTGTTTGATTCCGGTTATGATCCAGAGAAACATGACGCAATGTTGTCGTTTTGCTGGTACCGGGATAAATGGAAGGTATCGCTGTATGCCGAAAAGCCGGATGTTGATGTGTCGGTGATTTGCAAGGCTCGTGGTGGGGGGGGGCATAAAGGGGCATCAGGTTTTCAATGTGATGTTCTGCCGTTTAGCTTGACGGGGGAACAGAATGGAATTCAGTGATTACCAGAGAGAAGCCCGCAAAACCGCAACATATCCGGTCATAGGCCACGGCATCATCTATCCGGCTCTTGGTTTAGCTGGTGAAACGGGCGAAGTACTGGACAAGATCAAGAAGATATTTCGGGATCATGGCGGAGTAGTCCAGGACCACAAGCAGGATCTTATCGCAGAATTGGGCGATGTCCTTTGGTACCTGGCTACGCTCTGTGACGAACTTGGGACTAATCTTGAGTATGTGGCCTTCTGCAACATCGAAAAGCTGGCTTCACGGCAACTACGTGGAGTGATAAGCGGGAATGGAGCCAATAGATGATATTTGCTCTCCTGAAAGATCCTCGCATATTTAGCTACATCATTATGTCGGAGTGCGAGCGGGCACGAATTGAGCTGGACTTACCATACTGGTGAACTACCACGACCCTAAAGGGATCGTGGCTTCGAAAGGAGCCTAAGTTCACCAGACTCAGTTGGCAGAAACGCCAGCTACGATAGTTAGGTCATGACACCCTTGGTTGACGCATCAGACTGAGGCAATGTCGCTCACGGATTAAGTAGAGCTGGGGAAAGGCTCGGTGCCGTGAGTGTAAAAAGCCTGATTATCTTTGTCGAGATGAAGTCGGACACTCCAGATGGTAACAGTTTGGAGTTACGCACAACCTGCAGCAATGCAGAGAATTTACCAAGGAGGTTTGGTTATGGTTTTTGTTCTGTCCCGAAATAACGCACCACTTATGCCTTGCCTCCCGGTAGTAGCACGATTACTTCTGAAACAGGGCAAGGCCAAGTGTATGACGCGAACACCCTTCGTAATCAAGCTGGTCAACGAGACCAAAGAATACGTTCAGGGTGTCACCTTTGGCCTGGACACAGCCAGCGGCACAATGGGTGCTGCTGCTGTAAGCGAAAACGGGGATGTGTTGTATCTTTCCCAAGTAGAGGTGAGGAACGACATCGCCTCGATAATGAAAGCCCGGAGTAAAAACCGCAGGAACCGGCGCAATCGTAAGACCCGCTACAGACAAGCCAGATGGTTGCACCGGGGCAACTCAATCAAAAAGGGCAGGTTCTCCCCCACAATGAGAAGCAAAACCGACTCGCATCTCAAGGAGACCGCCTTTGTGAAGTCGATCCTGCCGGTATCCAGGGAGATCATCGAGACAGCTTCATTCGACGCTCACGCATTAAAGAATCCAGCCGTACTGCAGGATAAGTCCTTGTATCAGAAAGGCGTCAACTACGGATTTGCCAATACCAAGGCGTTCGTTATGAACAGGGACGGCCACACCTGCCAGCACTGCAAAGGCAAATCGAAGGATCGCCATCTCCATGTTCACCACATCATATTCAGGAGAAACGGCGGGAGCGACGAAGAATCCAACCTGATTACCTTATGCAAGACCGATCACGATGCCTTACACCAGGGCCAGATCGTCCTCAAGGGAGGCAAGAAACGAGGGCAACTCCGCCATGCTACTCAGATGAACAGCATCCGAGTCCAGCTACTGAAAGCCTTGCCGTCAGCAGAGGAGACCTTTGGCTTTATCACCAAGGAACATCGGCAGTTAATGGGTTTGCCCAAAGAGCATCATTTTGACGCTGTCGCAATCGCCAGCCAAGGCAACCCGGTTAGGTTCCGCACTACAACCGTGCTGTACAAAAAGAGCATCTCTGACGGGGATTATCAGCAAACGAAAGGCCGTCGTTCCGAACAGCGGATTCCTACCGGCAAGATCTGCGGCTTCAGGAAGTTCGACAAGGTAAAGCATCTCGGCAAGGAGTATTTCATCAAGGGGCGCATGTCTACCGGCTATGCCATTCTAACTGATATTTTTGGTACGAAGCTGGCTATCAAGCCAATCCCGAAGCTGGACGGCTTAACAAGAGTACAAGCGAGGTCGTCATGGATTACGTCACAAAGAACCATGCCAAATATTTGCTGTTAGCCCACATGATCTTTGTCTGTAAGTATCGCAGGAAGTTGCTTGTCTCCGATATGGGAGATCAGGTTAAACAGCTCCTGCGCGATATTGCCGAGGAAAACGATGTCGGGATTGTCAAGATGGAAACCGACAAAGACCATGTGCATTTGCTGGTTTCGTACAACCCGACCCAGTCGGTATTGCAGATAGTCCGCCTGCTAAAGCAGGTTTCAACCTATCGTCTCTGGCGACAAAACGGCAACGCGGAGCGTTTAATGAGATGCTTTTGGAGAGAGCAAACCTTTTGGAGTGATGGCTACTTTGCCAGCAGCATCGGAAACGCAAGCAAAGCCACAATAGAGCAATACATTGGGAGCCAAGGATGAACTATCGCAAAAGGCAACGGGCTTACATCCGCTACCCTAAAGGGATACCGGTTTTACGCCCGATATCAATAAATTACACATTCTGCAACACTCCCTCGGGCTGGATAAGTACGGCCACGGCAACCAATTCCGCAATCACTTTGCTACTGGTCCCGGTAGCAAAGATTTCGACGCCTGTACGGAGTTGGTCGTTATGGGATTGATGAAAGACTTTGGCACACGTTCATTCACTGGCGATATGCACTGTTTCGTTGTTACCCCAACAGGGATTGACTACGTGGCGCTGAATAGCCCGAAGCGGCCACCGGCACCGAAACTAACCCGAAGCCAACAGCGCTATCAGGACTATTTGAGAGTCGGTGATTGTTACGAAAGTTTTTATCACTATCTGAAATGCAAAGAAGAAGAGCGACGATACGGTTTGTAGACATAATGGATGGTGCTTGATCCGGCCTGATTTATTGGTTGGGTGGTGACGTTGGTTACTGATTTTACAGGAGGAGCGAAGCATGGGACAAGCGAGCAAGCGAGGAACATTTGAAGAACGGAAAGCAGAGTCCATTGCAAAACGTGAAGAGCGGCACCGCATAGATCGGGAAGCGTATTTGCTCCGTCAGGCTGAACGTGACGCAACACTGGACAGGGATTACACGCCACCATGCGTCACGGAGCCACGACAGCGAAGTGTCGGAACTGGTGGTTTTGGTAGTCGTGGCAGGTCATCGTCAATGATGCTGATGGCGGCAATGCTGGCGGCCACGGCGGGCAGCATTCACCCACAAGCGTTATCTGATGTAAGGCGTGTCTAAAGGTTTATTATGAAAGGGTGTTTATGAGCAACCTCAAGGAACAAGCATATAGATGGATTGTAGGGAAATATATGATTCCCAATGCTTTACCGCAGGCTGATAAAATAATTCAGGATTTGCTTATCACTGTTGAACAGTTGGAACAATGCAATGCTCATGCAAATGAACAACTTGTTACCAAACAGGCAATAATTGATAACTACAATCTGGATATGTTGCTGGATGTATTCACAAAAGAACTGGAAAAACAAATCAAAGCAGCCTTCAAGGATGGACAATCTCAAGGCTTGTCAGAAGCGGCAACATACGTCCGCAACCTTCCCGGCAATCTCTGCAAATGGATTGCTGACGACATAATCAATTTGGCTGGAAAATGAACAGTTACTTTATCTCCACCAGCACAACCAGACAGGCCAAGACCATCCACCGGAACAGATCGTGTCTCCAGTTGGTTGCCAAGGCCAAGGGTATCACCGAAGTAGATCCGGCCACATTGCGGGTGTTTGTCCGCTGCAAGTATTGCTGTAAGTAGATACTACGTCCACCAGGGGATTGTATGGCGAGAATAAGAAGCATCAAGCCGGAATTTTTTATTGATGAGGATCTGCAAGATCTGGAAGCATCGAACCTCGGGGCATACTGCATGTTGGTGTTTGCCGGTTTATGGGCAACAGCAGACAGAGAAGGTCGCTTTGAATGGCGACCAAGAAAACTGCGGCTCTCTATACTGCCATACATCGATTTTGATCTAAGCAGAACTATGGATGTGCTGCTTGAGCATGGGTACCTCATTCGATATGAAGTCGAAGAAAAGCAATACGGGGCAATCAAAAACTGGTCCCGGCACCAAATAGTATCAAGAGACGAACCGCCGAGCGAAATACCTTCATCCGATGGCCTCATTACACCATATTTCAGGCCACTTACCCAGTCACAAAGAATCAACATTTACAATACCGATAACTATACTTGCCAATATTGCGGCAAAAACCTGCGAGACAACCAGAGAGCTATTTGTCTGGATCATGTAATCCCTTATTCAAAAGGCGGCACCAACAGACCTGACAACCTCACTACGTCATGCAAGCGTTGCAATGCGGTGAAGTCTGACAAGACTCCAACAGAAGCAGGGTTAACGTGGCCACCAAACAAGGGCGAGAGGATAGTTGACGGAATATTAACGAGCGATACACCCCCCGTTAACGGTATGTCAACGGGTAGTCAACAGGTGCCTGACAAGGAAAGGGAAAGGGAAAGGGAAAGGGAAAGGGAAAAGGAAATAAACCGTCAACAGCAGCAGGCGGGTGCATGTGGTCAACTGGAAGTTATTTTCATTGAGAAGCAAGAGCGTCTGAGAGAGCTGTTTCCTGATATCAACCTGACCGTAGCCCTTGAAAAGTTCCTGAACCGCTGCCGTGGTAAGCCGCGCCTGCTTGATCCCTATGAAGCCACGATCAAATGGTTGCAGACGGAATTTAAGCCAGTGAAAGGAGAAGCGCATGGAGCAGGAAATTCAAGCCGGACAAGAGCGACTGTTGGCAAAACGCCGGGAATTATCCCGCCAAATGGACCCGAAGCCGATTGGCTTGATGGATCTACGTTTACCCCACAGGGAGCAGCTGCCGGATGAACCTTGTCCTATCTGCGATACTCCGATGGTTTCAGGACCGGAGTGGCTTGTGGGGCCATACTGCCCTGTGTGCGCTGATGCTCAAACAGCTATCGATAACGACCGGATAAAGCAGGAAGCGGTTGACAGAGTGAACCACGCAAAACAAGTCCAGATTGACCGATACTTTGCTGATTCCTGTATCGGTGAACGATTCAAAGGCAAAGTGTTTGCTGATTACAAGCCCGTCAATCAGGCCGCGTCTCAGGTGTTGGAAGCCTGCAAGAGCTTTGCTGGTGACTTCGCTCCTGGCTGCGGTACCAGCTTGATTATGGTTGGATCTCTCGGTACCGGGAAAAACATGCTGTCTGCTATCATAGGGCAAGAAACGATGAAGCGAGGTTACTCGTTTCTCCATACCACCGCCCTCAAGGTCGTCAGGAGATTCAAGGACAGCTGGAAACAATCAGGAGTTACCGAGGATGAGGTGTTGCGCTATTTCGTGGCTCCTGAGCTTCTGGTGATTGATGAGGTAGGGGTGCAATTCGGCACCGCAACCGAACAGCTGTATCTGACCGAAGTAATAAACGACCGCTATGAGGCTATGAAGTCGGTAATACTCCTGTCTAATCTGACGCTCAAGCAGATTGAGGAAACACTGGGAGTCCGTAGCATGGAACGCTTTCAAGAGAACGGTGGCCGTGTTCTGGTGCTCAACTGGACCAGCTACAGGAGACAGCCATGAAAGAATCAGTGCCGGTAAGCAGGGAAGAACGTGAGGCTTTGCTTTTATTAGACTATCCGCCGTAGTTATTGCGGATGATTTTGATTTGTGGTATGAGGTGAGGTATGAGTGAAAAACCGAACGGACATACAGCAGGGGCTACGCTTTTAAATGGTAGCCCTACAGCTGTTTCAGGGCAGGTAGTGCTACCGGAAATGCAGAACGAGGTGGGCTATGAATCTGCCGAGCTTGAGCCGTGGAAGGAACGTTTTTGTTGGGAGTATGTGGAGAATGGCGGTGTTGGCTACAAAGCATATCTTGTGGCCAAGCCAAAAGTTCAAGATAACACGGCACGCGTCGAAGCCAGTAAACTCCTAACATCACCTAACATTGTGGCACGTATAGCCGCTATCCGTAAGGAGTTACGGGAACGCTATGCTATTACGGCTGATGATCTGCTTGAACATCATGGCCGTGTGCTCAAGATAGACCGAAGAAGGTACTTCAAAGAAAACGGTACCCGTATCCCTATTCATGAGCTGGATCACGAACTGGCGTCCATCGTGGATCTTG